AATAATTCTTCAGGAACTACTAATGTTCAGATTCATAGTGGAAGTGATAGTTACTTTAATGGAGGCAACGTGGGCATTGGTGATGCTTCTCCTTCTTATAAATTAGATGTAACGGGAAGTATTAGAGCAACAAGTGATATATGGCTTGGATGGTATATTAAACATGATGGGGACGACTCATATTTTGGATTTCCTGCCAATGACACAATTAATTTTGTTACTTCTGGTAATGAAGCAATGAGAATAGATAGTGCTGGCAACGTGGGCATCGGTCATAATCAGACGTCAGCGAAACTTCAAATAAGCGATGACATGACTTTTACTGAACCAAGTCAGTTTTTATTAAAATTAACAGCACGTGGAGACGTTAACCATTGGACTGGTATAGGATTTGGAGAATATTATAATGTAATTAAATCCGGTATAATTCATCAAAGGAAGGGTAGTTACGGTAGAGGAACTCTGCATTTTTGCACACAAAATGTTGCTGATAGCACTGATGTAAGTGCAAATGATAGTAAAATGTGTATTGATATGAACGGCAACGTGGGCATCGGCACAGATGACCCGAAATCCAAACTACATATAAAAGGAGGTGATTTAAAAATAGAAAATAGCGGTTCAAATAATTTAGACAGTAAGATTATATTTGCAGAAACAGGCTACAATGACAGATTTTTTATTGCTACTGACAATGCGGGGTCTGGTTCGAGCGCACATTTAGTATTTGGAGTAACCGGATCCGGTGACGGCGGTATAACTACTTCAAATGTAAAAATGAATATAGACGGTGATGGCAACGTGGGCATCGGCACAACTTCGCCCAATAAAAAATTAGAAGTTTTTGGAGATATTAGCGGTACTAATATTTATGGAGCATTAACTGGTAATGTAACAGGAAATGCGGGTACAGTTACAAATGGTGTTTATTTAACAGCAAATCAAACACTCACTAATAAAACTTTGACATCTCCTACATTAACTACTCCTGTATTGGGAACACCCAACTCTGGTAATTTAATAAACTGTACTTCTAACCCAGGCGGCACTGCTAATACAGTTTTTGGAAACAACGCCGGCAATGCGGGTGGCAACTACAATACAGGATTTGGTTATAACACTCTCAATGGCGTGACTGGTAATCTCAATGTTGCGATGGGTTTTACAGCTCTCTCCGCCACTGGTGCCGGGGGGTCTAATGTAGCAATAGGAGCCTATTCTTTGGGAAATTGTACAGGAGGAGGTAATGTGGGGATTGGATATGACTCTATGGAAAAGGCTTCATCAGCAAACTATAATACGGGGGTTGGATATGAAACTTTTCAAGAACTGACCACTGGTGATAATAATACAGCAATTGGATACCAAGCCAGTTACAACAACACCACTGGGAGCTACAATACATCAATTGGATATAAGGCTGGGTATAGCAACCCGAGCAATTTAGAGAATACAATTTGTATAGGATATGGTGCGAATGTAACAGGAAGTAATATGTGTAGAATAGGGGATTCTGATATAAAAGTTGGAATCGGCACAAGTTCGCCCGACAGAAAATTACATATTCTTAATGGGACAAGTCGTTCCCTTACACCAAATTCCGAGGCAAATTTAGTTGTAGAAGAAGGTGGCTCAGGGTCAAATTTTATTCAAATGTATGCTGCGGATGGTGCGATGCAGGGTATATTATTTGGAAATTCCACAGGGCCAGGACATGGTAGCATAGTTTATGAATCAGATAGTAATATGGCATTCAATCTTGGAGGGTCGGGAAACAAAATGGTAATCAAACAAACTGGCGAGGTGGGCATCGGCACAAGTTCGCCTTATTGTATATTAAATACTAATGACGTAATGACAGGCAGTGACACTTCAATACCAGATTATGGTAGTAACCCGAATAATACAACAAGTCTCTTTTTAGGTAAGGGTACTTCAAGTGTTAAAAATTATTGGGGTTTAATGATGGGAGTACTTTGGAGTGGAGTAGGTTATATAAACACTCATCATAGGACCACTAGCACGGCAGGTCCTTATGATCTGTATTTAAATTCCAACGGAGGAAACGTTTACATTGGCAAATATAATTCTGGGGATTTGTGGGTCCAAGGCGGAGATATTCAATGCCGTTGGATTCAATTTAGGCATGGAACTGCTTCCACCGTCACTTCTATTGATTTAAACCAATATGGAAGTGCGGGAGATGTTTCTGTTAGAAATAGTTTGTATGTTAGTGGTAGTCAGGTTACAAGTGACCAAAGAATAAAAGAAAATATAGTAGATGTAAGTGATAATATAGCATTACAAAAATTAAGGGACATAAATTGTTATAAATATAGTTATAAAGATAAACAATTGATGGGAGATATTGAAAATATAGGATTTTTAGCTCAACAAGTAAAACAACATTTACCAGAAGCAGTAAGAACAGGTAAAGGTTTTCTTCCAAATGAAATGCGTTTGATTGATAATCCTTTATGGAGCGAATTAATTGACAACAGTGGAAATGTAAAATATAAATTAACAATAAATGATTTAAGTGATAATAGTGTTAATTCACTTTACAGATTTCATATGGGAAATGAATTGTGTGATGAATACAAATATTATGAAGAAGAAACAGAAATAATGCCAATGTCTAATGATTCAAAAAGTTTTATTTTTGATTACTCATGGAATTACGTTTATTTATATGGAAAACAAGTTCATGATTTTCATCATATACAAAAAGATAAAATATTTGCTATAAATTTCTCAGCTACTCAAGAAATAGATAAAATACAACAAGAAGAAAAAACAAAATTAGTGGCAGCTGAAGCAAAAATAGCAGCATTAGAAGCCGAAAACGTGACCTTAAAAGCAAGATTAGATGCGATAGAAGCAAGATTAAATGCGGGGGGATTATAATTAAATTAATATAGAAACTAATTTAAAACTTAATTAATTTCTATAGATATATGAGTCATAAAAAGAAAAAGAATAAAAATAATAATAATCAAATGTCACAGCCCGATTTAAGTCAATTTAAAAAATTTATTGGAAAAGGAGATAAGGATTTGCCTATTCCTGAACCGGATTTAACAGTCAGGAAAAATATAGTAAATACTTCAGAACATCCACCATCTTGTACTGCAATTATAATTGATAATTTTTATAATAATCCAATGCAGACAAGAATGCAGGTATTACAACAAGATTTTAAAATAAGAGGAAATTATCCGGGTCCAAGAACAAGAAGTTTTGCTACTCCTGAATTACGAGATATTATTCAAAGATATGTTCGACCATTTGGAGGAAAAATTACTATGTTTCCTATGGAAAAACACGATAAAAATTATAACGGAGCTTTTCAACTTACAACATCTCGTGATAGGTCGTGGTTTCATGTAGATAGTTGGAATAATTGGGCAGGAGTTCTTTATCTAACTCCAAATGCTCCTCCAAGTGGTGGAACCGGTTTATATAGATTTGAAGATGGAACAAGATTTGATTTTGAACAAAAAATTAGAAATAATGAAGACAAAATTAATAATGCTACAACTGATTTTACGAAATGGGAATTAATAGACCAAGTAGGAAATGTATTTAATAGATTAGTACTTTTTAATGCTCATCATTTTCATACCAGTATGGATTATTTTGGTTCAAATCCAGGAGATGGTAGATTATTTCAAGTATTTTTCTTTTCTACTGAAAGAGAATTTTGTTAAATAATAATTTTTTAATTATATTATTATTTAATTAGCCATTAATAATTGTTTATATTGATTAAAATCAGTATTGTAATCAAATTTTTCTATTTCTTCTATCATAGTTGGAGAGATTTCAATATTATCCTTTACTTCTAATTTTAATACTCCTCTATAATTTGGATGAGTAAATATTCTATGATTTAATTTATCACCATTATTTTTAAGCAAGTAATAAACAAACTTCCATACATCACCAGTCCAGGGTTCTCTATACTTTAAAATACCATTTTCATAGGCGTGTTTGATAGGAATTTTGTGTTGTTCTCTTTCATTTATAGGTAATACATCATCTAAAAATATTAATCCACCTTTATTTAAACATTTAACTGAATTATTAAAATCTCTTAATACATATTCAGCTTGATGCATTCCATCTATAAATATAACATCATATTTTTCAGTATTATCTACAAAAAATTCATCACTGGTTTTTTTTACAATTCTGGGGTCAGGTGTTTTTGGGTCAGGATCTACACCAACTTTATTTTGCATTTGTATATTTTCAAAAGTTTGACCATATTCAACACCTATTTCAAGATAATCTTTAAAATCGTATAATTTTGAAAACTTATTTATAATACTAAATCTGCTATCCAGTTCTCTTTTTTCAGTAGATATAGTTTCTGGATTAGTGTTCAAACTAAATGTCAATCCTCCATTATTAATAGGTTCATGGTATTCTTCTACTTCTTTATAATTAGATATTCTACCTATTTCACTTATACTATTACCATTTACTTCAAAAGATAGTTCAGGTTCCTCTTCTTTTTCATATTCACCAATTAATTCATAATTCTCAGTATATTTACAAATCAACTCAAAATATCTTACCATTTCACTATCAGTGGTTCCCTCTGATAATCCAAAACATTTCATTCTATCATATCCTCTCTTTTCTAATTCTTTTACCAAATCATCACTGGATATTTTATTTGATAATAGCATAAAATCATTTCTTGAATTTTTATATAATTCACTTATTCTTTTATCATTTAAAGCATCTAACCCTAACAAACAATATTGTTTATCATAATTAGGATTGGAAACAACACTACAAACTTTATGTTCATAGTTTTTTCGTTTCCATATTTGTGTCATATCTTTTTCAATATATTTTTCATCTTCATATGCACCTCTTTGTTTAAATACATCATTTACTTTATACATTTCATAAAACATTGGTCTAATCCAATTAGGACCTAATCTATTGATTTCGCCATTACGAATTAATGAAAAATTATTATTATCATTATTCATAAACTGGATATATCCTAATTTATGTATTTTTGCAACTTTAGTGTGACACATTGTTCTTAATAAAATTTCAAAATCGTCACAAATTGGTAAAAATTCACTATAGTTACCTAATTCTAATAAAACTTTTCTTCTCCACATTCTGGGATGATTTGGTAAACAAATTAAATGACTTGTTGTAATATTATTTATTCCTGGACAAGAACATACATCTAACCATTTACCATTAAATTTATGCTTATAATAACAAACATTTCCTTTACCCAAATGCTCTCCATAATTAAAATTTCTCCAATCTTCATACACATTAGCAAAATCGGTAAAAACAAAGCCTATTTCTTTATCTGATTCAAATACTTCAAAAGTATCTTTTAATAAATCTGGTAAAATTATATCATCGTGGTCTAATTCTAATACGTATTTACCTCTACATAATGAAACAGCCTCGTTTTTTACATGACCTATACTACCACTATTACCATCTCTATTGTATAAACGGATTCTTTTATCTTTTTGAGATAATTCTTTTAAAAAAGTAAAATGTTTATCGTCAGGAGAATCATCCAATATTACCCATTCCCAATCTCGTAATATTTGACTTTTTAATCCTTCATATGCTCTGTAAATTTTATCATATGAATTATAACAAGTTGTAAATATAGAAAATTTTGGTCTAACATCTTCACGATTCATTATTGCATTAAATACATAACAACAATTCACGTTTTTATTGAAATCTCCCAAATTATCTATACTTCTACGATGAAACCATCTATTACGCATTCTATCCACTAATCTTGGCATTATCATAGGAATATATTCCTTATCACTATCCCCAAATGTTACTAATATATGATATTTGCTGGTATCAAATAAATTATTTAATTTATCTAAATCATTTTCTCCTATAATTTCTAAAGTACATTCTAATTTATCTTTATTTTGTTCTATAAAATTATCTATTCCACTATATTTTGATGTTCTTAAAAAATATACAAATGGATATTTACTCATTTTATAGATATTCTTATATTTTGTGTTTAAATAATATTTTAATTAAAATATTTCTGTTGAAATTTATTTCATAAAATATTATTTGGAGAGAAATTTACCTTTACTTTATCATAAAAAAATAAAAAAATTATAAATTCATTAGTGAGAATGCAATTACTACTTGTAACATAGTCAAGGCTCTTAATAATTTAGATTTTGGTGTGACATCTCCAAATCCAATAGTGAAATGGGTAATTGTTGTATAATATAAAGAATCAGCAAAATTAGAATAGTTTTCTTTATCTTCATCTGTTCCATGTGATGGCGACATCATCATATATATTAATGTAAATGCAACAATTACCATTAAATGAGCCGGCAAAAATTTGTTTTGATTTAAAAATGTTTTAATACTGAAAAGCATTATATAATATCTTTACATAAAAAATTTATTTAATTTATTTCCTGTTATAAATCCCAAAGCATTCACTATAAAATCACTCGGTTTTCCATACCACCATATTTTTTGTTTATTACCAGAATGTGCCGGATTACAAAATCCTAATTCTGATAATATTTTAGGTTTTGTAGTTCCTACCCAATATTCAAATAATTCCCATAATATTCCTAACGAATTTGTTAAAATAAAAGTATTTGGATATAAAAATCCATATACCAAAAAAGCTAAATAATGACTTAAACTCCAACCATCTATTCCTATTTTATTTGATTTTTTCCATAAACTAAATTCTAATATATCTTTATGATTTTTTATATATTTACATCTATACCAACCATAAAAAAATATAACCATAATATTACTAATGCCTAATGCCCAATATAACGTATCGGTATGATTTATTTGTTCTTTTAATATATTTGTTATTTTGTTATACATATATATTTTATTGATAATAAAATTATTTATAAGGGTTGATTTACTTTAATTAAAATAATAATTTAAAATTTTATTAATATAAAGTATATTGATGAATGAACTAATTCCTTCTTTTTTTGTAGGAATATCGCAAACATTAATAGGGCATCCTTTTGATACAATAAAAGTATTAATGCAAAATAAACAAAAATGGATAGGATTACCAATAAAACAATACTATTATGGATGGAGGTCGCCTTTGATATCAGGTTCAATATTTAATTGCACAGTTTTTCCAATTTATCAGTATTCTTTAAAATATACGAATAATAATTTTATTTCAGGAATGATAGGAGGAATTGTTGTTACTCCATCTGTTTATTTTTTTGATATATTTAAAATAAATGAGCAAGTAAAAAATCCAATAAATTTATCAATATTTAAAAAACCTTATTATGGAAGTATTATGACTTTTAATAGAGAAGTATTAGCAATGGGTAGTTATTTTGGATCTTATTATTATTTTAAAGATGAAAAAAAATGTAGTATTTTGTTATCAGGTGGTTTAGCAGGATTAATAAATTGGACCCTAACATACCCTTTAGATGTAATTAGAAGTAGGCAAATTGCACAAAATATTAGTGTAAAAGAAGCACTGAAGCAAAAAAAATTATGGAGTGGATATTCAGCTTGTGCTTTTAGAGCAATAATTGTCAATGCGTCAAGTTTTTACATTTATGAAATAATGAAAAAATATTGTGAAGAAAAGATAAAGTAAAATATCTCTCCAAATAATTTTTTAGGGAGTTGAAAAATATTATAAAAAATATAAAATTTATGAAATATTTGTATTATCTATAGGAGGGTTTGTAATATTACCTTTATAATAAAAATATAGAATAACAATTATGGAAGTTTCAAATAAAGCTCCACCCCCCATAAACATAATAGGTAAATCATTTAAGGTATTACCATGTAAAATATAAAATATATAACCAAAACATTGAATAAGTAATGAAAATAAACTTAAATCATCCGATTTTTTAGTTTTATATAATTTAAAAATTTGTGGTAATTTATAAATCAAAGTAATACTTGAAGCAAACCAACCAAATAAAGATTTTTGCATTTATATTTATAAGTATTTCATTTTAATATACTTTATATATATAATGAAATTAACAGTAAAAAATACAGTAAAATTTTCATTAATCGTTCAATTAATAACAGGTATTATAACCTTATATGGATTATTTATTACACTTGATGAAAAACATAATATTTTAAGGGGAATATTAGGATTAGAAACTTTAGTTCAATTTGTAGAATTATCATTTTATTTATGGATAGCATATGCAAGTGTAAAATTACCAATGATGACACCACGAAGATATATAGATTGGATGATAACTACACCAGTAATGTTATTAACAACAATAATGTTTATGAAATATGAAGAAAAAAGAGTTGAAGATAAATTAGAAGAAGAACCTGTAAAATTTTGGGATTTTATAAAAAATTATAAAACAGAAATATTAGTTATATCATTTTACAATTTTATGATGTTATTATCAGGATATATAGGAGAAAAAAATATAATTTCAAAATATATAACAACTCCTGTAGGATTTTTCTTTTTTTATAAATCTTTTAATTTGATTTATACAGATTTTGCTCAAAAATCTAAATTAGGAAAACAAATATTTAAATTTTTATTAAGTATATGGGGTTTATATGGAGTTGCAGCTTTATTACCAATTAAAGAAAAAAATATAAGTTATAATTTATTAGATTTAGTATCTAAGAATTTTTATGGACTTTTTATATTTTATAAAATACTAAAATTAAGTAATTAAATAATATAATTTTAATCTATTTTATTTAATACAATCAATCTATCTTGAAATAATTTAAAAAACGTATTAAATTTAGAGAGTATTTTTTGTGAAATAATATTAATATTATTTTTTTTAAATAGTAATTTATGCATATTATTTTCCTCTATATCTTGATATATAAAAGTCCAATCATTTATGTTTATATTTGATTTTGCATATAAATGGTCTCTTTTTTCAGTATTAATAATTTTTCCTTTATATTGTATAAATTTTTTATATGTAATATATCCTTTAATTTTATTCCAAAAAAAATGTAAACCATGATTAGAACAAAATCCTTTTTGTTTATTTGTTTGACAATCCATATATCCAAAAGGTACTCTATCTATTTCAATAGGATAAGATTTTTGGGCATCTACTGTTAAAAAACAATTATCAGGAGGATATACTTGATTTACATAATTATAATGTATATTTTCTATTCCGTGTCTAATAAATATTTCATTTCTATTTTTATAAAAATATTGTAATGTTGGTCTAATATTATTATAAAAATCTTCTATTTTTTCTTTTTGATTTTCACTAAGTTCAGAATATAATTTATAATGTCTATCATCAATCCAATCTTTATAATCATCATAACGACGAAGTTCCATTCTATCACATTTTATTAATATTTTATTTTCATCTGGTGGATTTGAATGCGTATATGTCTCAGATAATAAATTAGGAAAATAATTTATTAATTCAATATCATGTTTTTCTTGTGAAAATCCATTACATTTTAAAAAATCATGTAATAATAAAGAAGATACGGTTTGTTCATCAACTTGATTATTATTCAATATATAATAAATATAACAAGATGAAATAGCATGAAAAAATCCATGTTCAATATCATTAAAATAATTTTTATAATATTCTTCATTTATTTTTTTTCCAGGAATTAAAAATTTATTTATATAACCATTATGATGAGGAGACCCTCCCTTAGGACTACATCTATTACATATTAAATTAGACATAATATCTAAAAAAACATCCATATAGTAAATAAATATGTATAGCATTTAAATATTTATTTACCCAAATTATTTTTTATAATTTTTTAAAATATCTCTCACTGAATCTTTAATATTTTTTACATTTGGATATAATTGTTCTAATCGTGATGTATCCAAATAATTGTTACTTCTATCACTTTCTAAAATTTTAGATTGTTCTTCTACAGTAAAATTCTTCCACGTAAAATTATTATCAACAATTTCTTTATATAATTCTAAAATTTCATTATGACTTATTAAACCAGGATTTGTTAAATTAATTGTCCCAACCTTTTGTTTTTTCATTAAATCTAACATTATTGGTAGTAATTCAGGTAAAACAGACATAGAATTTTTTATTGAACAAATTTTTTCATAATTTGTTATTTTTGTAATAAAATTTCTTGGATTATTATTATCTGTTATAGGCATTCTTATACGTAAATTTAAACAATGATTATTATATATTAAATGCATTAATTTATCAGTTGTTCCTTTCATTATTGAATAATTAGAACCAAAAAAATTAGGTTTATCACTTTCTTTAAAACCATTTTCTTCTTTTTCAAATTTATGTTCATTATCATATTTAAATATACAACCCGTTCCAATATAACTATAATGAACAAATCTATTTTTTTTACCATAATTTTTACAAGCTTCGGCAATAATTATAGGACCATATAAATTATCATTTATATTTTCTTTTAATTTACCGGGTTGTTGTAAATAATCAATAGTAGAGAAATATTTACCATTATGTGTTCCATGAGTTCTACCTATAAAAGATATAACATGTGTAGGGTCATAATCTAATAAATCTTCATATATATCCTCATAATTATTTACACGAGTATCGGATATTATATGACAAATATCTTGTTTTTTAAGAATATCTACAAATTGTTGCCCAATCCAACCTTTTCCTCCATAAATAAGAATATTCATTATATCTATTTATATTCCAAATATTTTAAGTATATTATTTTTTAATTGTTCAGGGACATCGAATTTTTTAGAATATCTTAAAAATTTTACGCAAAATTCATAATTATCTTTTTTAATATTTGGAACATAAAATTGTAAATTATGATTTGTCATATGAATATATAAAGGTAAAGGTTGATTTGCCATAAATAGTTTTTTCAATAAAGAGTCAGATTCATCCATTTTTTGAACATAATGATTAATAATAAACATTTCAGAATATAATGAATGTTCATAAATATGATTTATAATAAATAGTTTATGAGGTTTATCTTGTTCCTTCATTGGTTCTAACATTTTATATAATCGATAACCCATTTGAAATTTATTTTGTTCCCTACATCTTTTAATTAATTCGTAAAAAGCTTCTTGTCGTTGTCTATCAAACTCATATGACCTAAACCACCAATACCAAGCTTTTTCGTTTTCTCCTCTATCACTATGCATATTACCTAATTGATAACAACTCCAATATCTTTCTTGTTCCCAGGTATTTTCACCATTTGCTGATCGGGTATACCATTTCATAGATTCATCCCAATTCTCCTTTCCTGAAAATCTATAACATTCTCCGGCATAAAAAGCATATCTTGGTTGTAAAATATCTTTTTTCTCCCAGGCTTTTGCTAATATTTTTGCATCTTCTAAAAATTTTCCCTGACCCTTTTTATTTCTTGCACTTACTACTACATTTGTATTTACATAGTAATCACCAGGCAATGCTCTTTCTACCTTAGGATCTTTACAACCTATTATTTCATGCATTACTCCTGAATAATACCAATTTAAATGATTATCGACTAAACATAATCTTTTCCAAGATACACCAGTGCCAAATTGTAAATGATATCCGGAACCCTTTTCTAAATTTGATAAATCTATTGTTCCTTCTATTCTATCATCTGCATCAAATATTAAAACAAAATCTGTTTTACCTTTGGCTATCTTTAAACCTTCTGTTCTATTATAAGCAAAATCCTGCCAAGGAATATGATGTAATTCACCTTTTATATTTTTTTCTTTAAAATAATTTTCTATTAATTCTGCAGTATTATCACTTGAACCTGTATCACAAATAACCCAATAAGAAAAATTTATTTTTTCTGTTAAATTTTCTAATGTTCCAATTATTATATCAGCTTCATCTTTAACTATCATATTTAAGCAAATTGTAGGATTTTTCATTATATTTTAATTATTACTCATTTTTTAAATAATAATATATATTATTAATATAAATGGCATTTACAAGATTTAATTATGATGAAAGTAGAACAATAAAAAAATTACAGGAATCTACTGGTCCTGGTAGATATATAATGAATGTTCCTGGTAATGGTTCTAATCCTTGTTTTTTTAATGACCCTCAAATAAGGATGCAAAAATGGGGAGCAAATTTACATTCTGTTATTAACGGGTCAGCTATTGATATAGATAGTGATTTAAAAGGAACCACAAGAAGATTAAATAAATATTGTAAAAATAAAAATTTTCCTTTTTCTGGTGTTCCAATATCACAAAAAAATGAATATCCTACCTGTAAGGATGCTTTAACAGATGAATCAAGAGCAACACATCCTGCTTGGCAATATAGAGGATTACCTCAAAATAGAGAATATCCATTATTTTTTAATCCTCAAGAAAATACATGTCTAAGATTTCATAATAATTTAAATACAAGACTTTTAGAAAGAGATAATTTTGTTCCAAAAATACCTTGTTTAAATAATAATTAAATATATATTTCAAGTTTTAAAATATATATTACTTATATATAAATGGCTGAAATTGCTATACCAATTGCTGTATTAGGAGGCATGTATATAATATCAAATAAAAATAATAAAAAAGAAAATTTTAAGTCACAAATAAATAACTATGTTAAACCTCCTATTATTAATTATCCTAAGGAAGTCAGAAATGATTTATTAAATGAAACTAATGTACAAACTTATCAAGGATATAAAAATAAAAATGAAAATCTTTACCAACCTACTGGATATAAAAAAGCTTTAGAAAATAATGAAAATAAAGTTGGAGAAATTCAATCCTTAACTGGAAATACTATCTCAGCATCCAATTTTGAACATAATAATATGGTGCCTTTTTTTGGGTCAAAAATAACTCAAAGTAGCACTGATAAAGGATATGAAAGTGTTCTTGACCTTTATACTGGTGCCGGTAGCCAACAAAATAAAAAAGAAGGCATTTCTCCTTTATTTAAACCAGAAGCAAATATGTCTCATGTATATGGAACACCTGTTTATACTGACCAAGTAAGAGAAAGATATACAGCTAATATTACAAATAAAATGAATAATGTTAAACCTTGGAAAGAAATACAAGTTGGTCCAGGTTTAGGAAAAGGATTTTCAAGTGAAGGCACTGGAGGATTTAATGCTGGTATGCCATTAAGAAATAAAAAAACATTACCAAGAACTGTTGACCAATTAAGAGTTGCTACTAATCCAAAAGTTACTTATGCCGGTCAAATATTAGGCGCATTCCAAAAGGGTCAGCAACAACAATCTATTGCAACTGAACCACAACTTAGTAAAAATAGACCAGATACTTCATTTGAGCATGGAGCTTCAAGATGGTTTACCACTACTGGTATAGAAAAAGCACAAACTAACAGAAGTAAAGTTATTTTACAACCTGAAAATAGAACTACCACTACCAGAGAATATTTCGGTAATGCTGCTGATAGAGAAGCAGAAGGCACATATCAACCTGGAAAATTTAGGCAATCTCACAAACAACAATTAGCATCCGAAAATTTTGGTGTTGCTGATAAACAAGGAGCTTGGCAACCCACTAATAAAGATTACGGTAAATCTGGTCATAAATCCAGACCTAATGCCAGAACTTTCACAAGTGAAAGAACTAAACTTCTTGGAGCAAGTTCTATTGTAAGTGCTTTAACTGCACCAATTCTTGATTTACTTAGACCAACCAGAAAACAAAATGTTGTTGGAAATATGAGACCTATGGGTAATGTTCAAGGTGTCAATGGAAATCACGAAAGACCAGTATGGAATCCTAATGATACTCCTGCTCCTACAATCAGAGAACAAACTGAAAATACTAAACATATGCTTATGGGTGGAGGAACCGAAAGCAACGGTTATCTTACTGCTAAACAAAGACCTGTCGCACAAAATAGAGATAACACAAGTTATTCATACATTCCCAATGCTGCCGGTGCTCCTGGAACTACCAAACCCAGAACTTATGACTCCGAATATCGTAGAAGAACCAATCCTAATAAAGAAGTTGTTAGTAAAGTTGATAGATATAATATCGGTAATCACAGTCTCGGCTCCAGAGCTCAAAATATTACTACTTTTTCTAATACTGCCACCAAACCTAATCAATTATATAACAACATGCCAAAAGCAGCACCCACAATGCAAACTCATGGCGAAATGTCTGGTAAATATACCAGAGAAAGAGCAATTGATTGCCAAAGAAACAACCCAGATATGGTTTCCGCCTTTAACAATAATCCTTATACTCAATCACTTCAAAGTTGGGCTTAAATAATTTTATTTAATATTTAATAAAATTATTATCTTTTTCTTTTTCTTCTACGCTTTTTACGACGAGTTTTTCTTCTGAGTTTTCTTTTTCGTTTTCTTGTTTTTCTACCTCCAAAATATTTTTCATTTTTCCTTTTCAGAGTTTCCCTATAATCTCGTTTATTTGTTAAAATTTTACCAGATGGACCCCTTTTTCTTCTATTTTTTAGTAATTCTGGGACTGTTTTAAGTGTATAAGTTGTAGGTCTGCCTCTTATTTTTCTTGTTTTTTTATTCCCAAATTTTTCTTTGCTTTCTTGTAATTTATTATCATCATATGATTCAGGTAATTTAAATTCATTACCTCTTTTTTTCTCCTCACGAAGAGCCTTTTTTGCATAAAATTCTTTTACATTTCTCATATATTCATACAGTTCTTCATCAGTTAAAGCTCTTCCCTTAAATGTTTTTACTGGTCTATAAACAGTTTGATGTCTTCTTCGTATTCTGTCCTTATGTTTTTTTCTATTTTCTTTATCAACTTTTTTTTTCAATCCTTCCAAATCTGTTTTAGCAGAATATGTTCCATAAAAATATGCCATATATACATTATTATTATTTTTTTTTTCTTGTAGTTCTTTTTTTTAAGTTTCTACGTTTTCTGGTTTTTTTATGTTTTGGTTTTATAATTTCATCCATAAACTCATCAAAACGTTTTTTATAAGCTTTACTATTTACTGCTGATACTTCTGATTGAGCTCTGTCCAATAAATGTTGCTTTGTTTTAAATAAACTTTCAATAAATTTACTTGTATTATATTTTTGCAAAATATCTATAATACCCATATTTAAATTTATTGGTGTTTTATTTGAAGGTCCGGGTCCTTTTATATCACAACAAAATTTACCCTTTCCCCACATTTTCCAATCTTTTTCTTTTACTGCTTTATTTCTCATACATAATAGCAAAGAGTAATCCATCAAATTATTATCACTTAAAAATTTACTGTCTTTTTTCATTTGTTTTTTAATTTTATTTGCATTATTGATATAAATTTTTGATTCTCCAAAATTATTATCTTTACCAATTTGTTCTATTGTCTGATTTTTTACGGTTCTTCTTCTATGAGAACCTTTTAAATCAAATATCCATGTACCACTACTATAGGGATTTAAATTGCGTTGTATTACATATACTATTCCATCTTTTTTATAAATACCATAAAATTTAGGTAATAATGTTTTTTTATTTTTACTCATATATTTAGTATATTTATCCATTAATTCCTTTAATGAATGTCTATCACCTTTATTCATTTCTTTTACAAAAAAATATTTTGTTTTAGAAAACCACATTTTCATTCCACTTTTTCCACTTCCTACTACAAATGTTGTTTTAGATAGTTCTTTTTTAAAAAAATCTTCAGTTATACCCCATAATTTTCTTAAATTCTTAAATCTTTTATTGAATTGTGGATATTTTTCAAGTTCAGGAGAAACATCTACAAAATTATTTAAACTCATATATAATATCTAAAGATTTTTATATTCTAATAACCATATTGGAATTAAATAAACTACAGCGTTCATATTCATTAATGAAAGTATAAATGAAATAATTAAACTTATTTTTATATATAATTTGGGAATTTTGATAAAATGTCTTATTAATAATACAAATATTAATGCAAATATTGCTACTCTTCCAAATGGACATATTCTTAATCCATAATAATCACCAATTAAATGTTCAAACCACCAACCTTTTGGTGTATCAAATACATTGAAATCTATATTTGTTTTAAAAAATAAAAACATATAAATTAAATATATTGATTCTAAAATAGATATTTTTAAGTTACTCATTATTTTATATTTAGATAATATATATGAAAGCATCAAGATATTCTGGTTCTGAAGATATTAATTGGATGGGAAATTTGGGGGGAGAAACTAAATCTGAACCCAAAAAAGGATTTTTTAGTTTCTTTTCAAGATCTCCAGAGGAAAAAGCAAGAAGAAAAGCGGAAAAAGCGAGAAGAAAAGCGGCAAAAAAGAGAAGAAAATCACAAAAACGAATAGCAAATAATATGAGAAATATGGAAAAAAGAAGGATAGAATGTGAAAATAAAGGTATGAGATTAAGTTTAAATGGGGAGGATTGTGAGCCAATTACACCGCCTGGAAGCCCAACTGCTTCAGGTTATAAAAGACCAAGTATTGCAGAGGTGGGTGCCGATGAATATGCGAAATCTTTGTTTAAAAATGAGTCTGGACCAAGTATTGCAGAGGTGGGTGCCGAAGGATATGCGAAATCTTTATTTAAAGGTGGAAGAAAACGCAGAAGAAAAACACGCAGAAAGAAAAAAAGAAAATCGCGTAGAAAATCTCGCAAAAGAAGAAGAAAAAGAAAAACCAAAAAACGCAGATAATTATATTTAGATAATATATAATTATGTCAGGATTTTTAGGAGGATTATTTGGAACAGAGCACAAAAAGCCTTTGCCACCGCCGCCGTTGCCCAAAAGGAATAAATCATACAAAACTCGTCGCAATATTGTGTTATCTCGTGAGGCACGGGCAAAAAACGCAGAAAGGCTAAGGAAACACAGAGAGACAATGCAAACACAACTCGGTGAAATTGATGATTACAGTAATACAGCGCCGCCGTTGCCCAAAAGGAATAAATCATACGAAACTCGTCGCAATAGTGTGTTATCTCGTGAGGCACGGGCAAAAAACGCAAAAAGTCTAAGGAAACACAGAGAGACAATGCAAACACAACTCGGTGATATTGATGATTACAGTAATACAGGTGCTGGTGCTACCGCCCAGAAGAGGCGAAGATCACTAATAGATGATATGCGACAAGACATGAAAGAGAACCCATTTATGGGCGGAAAAACAAGAAAACGCAGAAGAAAACGCAGAAGAAAAACAAAAAGAAAAGGCAGAAGAAAAACAAAAAAAAAGAGAAAGAGAAGAAAAAGAAAAACAAGAAGAAAAAGATAAATATTTTTTAAATAATTATAGTTAGAGATAATTTAATTATAATTATTAGATGTCTTTGAATGTTCATACAAAAATTTATGAGAAATTAGATTATTTTATAAAAGAAAGCAAAATCCCGCATATTATATTTTATGGACCATCTGGGAGTGGGAAGCGAACAATAATGAATAATTTTATTCAAAAAATTTATAATAGTGATAAACAAAAGATAAATCAATATGTAATGTATGTAAATTGTGCTCATAGTAAAGGAATAAGATTTATTAGAGATGATTTAAAATTTTTTGCAAAAACAAATATACATAATAAAAATAATAATTTATTTAAAAGTATAGTTCTTTTTAATGCGGATAAATTAACAATAGATGCACAATCAGCGTTAAGAAGATGTATAGAACAATTCAGTCATACAACGCGTTTTTTTATTTTAGTAGAAAATGAAAATAGATTATTAAAACCAATATTATCTCGTTTTTGTAATATTTTTATACCTTATCCAACAATCAATGGGGAAAAAATAAGTTTTCACGAATATAATAAAAAAGAAATAATAAAGCACTCTTTTCTGTTAAAAAGAAAAAGTTGGCTTCAAAAGCAAATAAATAAAAAATCAAATTACAATACAATAAAAAAACGTAATGATTTTGTAGAAAAGATATATGATAAGGGTTATAGTGGTTTAGATTTATTGGAAATAATAGAAAATGATAAAACAAGAAAAGATAAATATTTATATTTAATTTATTTTGATAAAATTAGAAGTGAATATAGAAATGAGAAATTATTTATTTTTGCGATATTAAATTTATATTTTATGCGGAAAAAATTAAATTTAGAAAATATATTAGAAATGTAAATGGATGATTATAATGTGAATGTGTTATCAGAGGCAAAAAGTGAGTATTCGTCACGTTTAGTAACAATAATGACTCCATTAATGTTAGAGGGTATAAAATCAATATTTGATGAAGCAATAAAATTATGTTTAGATAATGATGAAGAGGAAAAATATTTAATGACATTTCAAAATTTTCTTTCACGTGTTCCAAAATGGAATGAAACAATAATTGATATAGAAACAAAACGAATAATAGAAAAAAGTAGATGTGATTATTTAGAAGATTTATTAACATGTGTTCATATAACACAATTAAAAATTTTAACAAGCATTAGAGTCTCACAAAAACAAAAAAAGATAGACATAGATATTCCAAAATTGGCAACATTTGTTCATAAATGTTATATAGCATATGCTCGTAAATTATACAGTAATGTTTATTTATTTGAAAAAGATATTTTACCTTTAAATTATCAAAAAAATATGAGAGAAGCAGAATTAATGTGTCAGGAGTCAATATTGCAAGTAATAAGAGAAAATATGCCAGTAGAGAAGATATTAAGAGCTTATATAGATGAGACAGTAGATGAGGAGGTAATAGAGGAAACTATAGAGAAGACAGTAGATGAGGCAGTAAAGAAAGCAATGGAGGAGGAAGCAGCAGAAGCAGAAAAATTAGAAAATAAAATGGAAGAGAATGGAGTAACAAAGAATCAGGATACAATGGAATTAGAGAAACCAAAATTAGAAAGTGCTCCAGAAAAAGTTGTAGAGGAACAAGCAGGAATAATTGATAAAACAAAAAAAGAAGAGACACCAAAAGAACATAACATAAACTTAGTAATTGAGACACCAATATCAAAAGAAAGAAAGGAAGAATTAGAAAAAAAAAATGTGCCGGTAGTAACAGCAGTGCCATCAGCACCAGTAAAGAAAGAAGAAGTAGTGAATAGATTAAAATTTAATGATAAGGATTCAGTATTAGATATGGGAACAAATAGAACAACAGAAGTTGAAGCACCGAAAACTTTAGAAAGATTAGAAAAGATATCGAAAGAAAATAATGAGAGACGTAAAGCGGAGGAAGCTGCGTATGATGATGAAGATGATGAAGAAGAAGAAAGATTAAAAATATTTGATGATGCAAATTTAGAATTAGATAAAATAGATGTTCATAATTTAAATAAAAAAATGAATTTAAAACCAGACCCAATTTTAGAAGACATTGAGGTTCTTGGATAATGCGTCAATTTATATAAATATTTATAAATAATTATATAAATGGGAAGTTCATCATTTGTTACTGGTGTAGCAGTAGCTTCAGCCTATTTAATATTTCGCTTTATCGAGATGCGATTAATATTAAAAGAAAATAAACCATTGAAAGTATTAGTAAGAGATACATTATTGGTATATTTAAGTGTATTATTGGGTAATTTTGTAATGGAACAATTAGGAGGAGAGAAATTAATGTCAAAAGTTCCTCAGGTTTTCACAAATAATCCAGATTTTTAATTTATAATATTATTAATATAATCTTTTAAATTAATTTTAGATTTCCATCCTAATTTTTTCATATTTTCCATACTTCCAGAAGATTGCGTTCTATTACCTCTTTGTTCATCTATAAAAACAAAATCAGTTTTAAACATTTTAGCAACATCTAATATAGAATATTGTGTTCCAGTTCTAATAACATAACCATCACCATAATAACCTATAGAAGCTTTTAATATACCATCAATAGTATCATCAATATGTGTAAAATCCCTTTTTTGTGTTCCAGGTTTAACAACAGTTAATTTTTTATTTTTTTTGTATAGATTTTCAAAAATGCCAATAAGAGTAGCATATTTACCTTGACTAATTTGTCCTGCACCATAAACATTAGAAAAATAAACAATAGTAAATTGTAAATGATACCATTTATGATAATTTTTGATTAATTCAATATTTTTAGCCTTAGACCATGAATAAGGAGAATGATGTTGATCCTTCATATTATTTCCAAAAATAGAACTGGAACCAGAATAAACTAATTTACATTTATTTTTTCTACAAAATTCTAAAACTTGATATGTTCCAGTTAAATTATTTTCAAAAACAACATTTGGTTCTTCAAAACTGGTAGAAATTCTGGAATATTCTCCAAAATGAAATAATATATCAAATTTAACTTGATTAACTATAGGTATTTTATTAATATTTATAGAAGAATTATTAAGATATATAATTCTTTTATCTTTAATTTCATTATTTTTACTACCAGATAAATAATTATCAATAGAAAAAATTTGGATATCTGTATAAATTTTTAAAAGTTTTTTAATTAAATGACTACCAATAAATCCACTTCCTCCAGTAATTAATATATTCATTTGACATATATTAATATAAAAATAATAAATTATAAACGATTGTTAAATCATAGGTTCCATTTTATCTATATTAATAACTTTTTGTTTTTTAATTTTTTTCTTTGAAGAAATAAAATTATGAAATAATGAATTAGATAATTGTTTTTCAGGCAAATGATTATGAACAGTTCTAACAATCATTTTATATAATTTAAACTCTGGATATCTTTCTTCACCATTATTTTTATATAGTATGTTTCTTCCTTTATCATCCTTGGTCCATTCAATAATTAATTTTGCAATAGGATTTTTTATAGTTTTTTGTTCAGCAATATCTTCTATAAAATAATCAAAAAGAGAACATGCAAGACGACATAAATCAAAACTTTTATTGGGTTCAAGTCTTGGTTTTTTTTCATTGAAATAGGGTTCAAAATTATATTGTGTAGCAGCATCTCCCTTTGGATGATAACTATCACTACAGATAGTTTTTCCCTTGAAAGAATATATAGCTCTGCCAAAATCTATAATTTTATATAATTTTCCATAAGTAGGAATTTTATAATAAACATTATTGTATTTATAATTAATAAATGTTTTATCCGTTTTAATAAACATAATATTATTTGTATGCAAATCATTATGTGTAAAATTAAATACTTTTTGATAAGTGATTAAAATCATAATAATTTGAAACAAACAAGATTTCCATTCTTTATTTGTAAGTTCAGTTTCATCATCTTCTAATAATGAATCTAAAGTATCATCTAATTTTTCCATACATATCATTTGAACTGGAAAATTAAATATAGTACCATTAATAATTTCATCACTATTCATAGTAGAATAATCAGAAATTTGTGAATTAGATAAACTTTCAATTAAATCATTACTACTACTACTACTATTATTACTATCATCTATATCAGTATTAGAAGAACGAGAAGAACAAGTAGAATTAGTTTTTTTAGCACTTTTTTCTTTAGAATTTTTTTTATCAATAGAATATTCTTCTTCAATTGAAGAATTATGTAATTTTAAATTTTTGGTAGTTAATTCTTGAAACATACCTTCAAATATTTGATTATCAATTGTATCACATGTAATATCAATTGAATCACTGTTTTTATCTAATTTTATTTTTTTTCTATAATTTCTGGTATCACTATCCAAAAGTTTATCTTCATCTATATCGTCAACTTGGAATAAATCATTTTTATTTTTATGAAAAAAATCAGAATCATATAAATAATCTAAATCGTCATATATATTTAATTTAAATTGATTTTGAATTGTTAAAAAAGAACCAAAAAAATTAAATCCATGAATAAAACCAGCATTATTTAATAGTTTAGAGGATAAATAAGAAAAAAAACTATCAACATAAGCAGAATTATTAGAATCTAAAACTTTTTTACAACAAGTATTAGATGATATTCTTGGTAAAGAACTAATAATTTGTTTATCAATATGTTTATATTTACCTACCATAAATTTAACAGGATCTAATAATGGAGAAAATTTAAAAAATGAATTAAATTTTTGTTTAGTATCTGTCTTAGAATCGAAACACTCTATTACATATTTATTATTTGATTCTTTTTTTTTGATATTAGCAATACTATATCTATGGTTTAAATTAATATTATTATAATTATGTTCATCTAAAGAAAAATAAATAGAGTATAGGGGATTGTAGTTTTGTAAATTAGAGAAATCATTTTTTTCTAAATCTCTAAATAAAAGACTATTATCATTTTTTTTATAAAATATGTCAAACATTAAACTTTATATATACAATTTTTATTTCATTTAAAGTAATTTTTGCGTAAAAAAATTTAAAAAATAAGTAAAATATTTAAGTATATGAATTTAGAATTAAAAAAGTTTGATATGAAATCAATATCATTTAAGCCAAATGAAAATAAAGGTCCAGTAATTGTTTTAATTGGTAGAAGAGATACAGGTAAAAGTTTTTTAGTAAGAGATTTATTATATTATCATCAAGATATTCCAATTGGAACAGTAATATCAGGAACAGAAGCAGGAAATGGATTTTATGGTAAATTAGTTCCTAAATTATTTATTCATGATGAATATAATACAGCAATAATTGAAAATATATTGAAAAGACAAAAAATAGTAATGAAACAGGTAAAAAAGGAAAAGGAAGCATATGGTAGGTCAAATATTGACCCAAGAACATTTGTAATATTAGATGATTGTTTATATGATAATAGTTGGGCTCGAGAGAAATTAATGAGATTGCTTTTTATGAATGGAAGACATTGGAAAGTTATGTTAATTATAACAATGCAATATCCTTTAGGAGTCCCTCCTAATTTAAGAACAAATATTGATTATACATTTATTTTAAGAGAGCCTTATGTATCTAATCGTAAAAGAATTTTTGAAAATTTTGCAGGTATGTTTCCAACATTTGAAAGTTTTTGTCAAGTAATGGACCAGTGTACTGAAAATTATGAATGTTTGGTTGTAGCAAATAATGCAAAGTCTAATAAATTAGTAGACCAAATTTTTTGGTATAAAGCAAGTGCTCATAGAGATTTTAAATTAGGGTCTAAAGAATTCTGGGAAATGTCAAAAGGATTAGATTCTGATGATGAAGATGGAATGGATTTTGACCCAAATTCGGGTAAAAAAGGACCAACAATTAATGTAAAAAAAAGTAAATGGTAAATTTTTAATAATTAAGTAAAAAATTATTAAAAATTAATTTTTTTTCTCAGTGATTTTGATATTATCTTCAGTTTTTATTAATCCTCTATCAATAGCATCTTGTACTCCTCCTCCTCTTTTTACAGAGTCTCCTTCAAATAATTCCTTACGAATATCAGCAGACGTAACTTCATCTTTATTATTAAATGCGTTTTCGATAGTATTATTGACTCCAATTAATTGTCCATCTTTATTAATATTTTGAGTTAATTTGTTACCAGTTTTCTTAGCAATCTTTTTATTTTCTGCAATAGCTTTGCGTTTTGCCTCAACAACACGTTTTTCGAACTCTTGTTTTGCGGCAGCCTCATTTTTATTTTTCTCACTCATTAGTTGATTTAATTCATCTTCCAAATATTCAACTCTACCAGTTTTATAAGCTTCTGGTTCCCAAGGCATCCACATTCCAACAGGACCCACATAAACATTATGATTAGGATCAACTTCTCTTAATAATTTACATCTTAATTCTGCTTCTTCTTGTGTAGAATAGGTTCCTCTAATTTTTAATCCACGTGTGCTTGTTTGAAAATTATATTCTTTATTAAATTCATCATCTAATCTATCTTCATTAGCATCTAAGAAATTTTTATATTCATCTGAGACATGAGTCTCTGTTAATGTATCATTTTCTGTTTTCATATACTCTTGAAAATCTTTCATTATATCATCAAAACTAAATTCATATTTATAACTTAAAAAATTTAAAAATTGAGAAAATTTTTGAACACTTTTGGAAAAATCATAATGTTTTAGGAATTCCTGAAAAAAAAAATGATTTTTTTGTTTTAAAATATTTTCAGGACTAACAAAACTAACACAAACAAATTTTTGTCCAGAAATGGGTTTATCTTCTTCAAGTAAATCAACATACTTAGTATTTTCACTTCCATCTGGATTTAGTCTATGAACACATGATTCTTTTGACATATTATATTATTTTAACTAATTTCATTTTTAAGTTTTAATTTATTATATATATTTTTTTCTTTTTATTATTTATAAATGCTTCAAAAATTAGCACAGATGATAGATTTAGGCGAACTTGTCCGCAGAGCCGTAAAATATCTCGTTGAAGGTGTTATGGTTGCACTTGCCGCCTACGCCATTCCTAAGAAATCTCTTAACCTTGATGAAGTAGCACTTATTGCACTCACCGCTGCCGCTACCTTCTCAATCCTTGATACATACGTTCCTGCTATGGCTGTTTCTGCCAGAAGCGGTGCTGGATTCGGTATTGGTGCTAACCTCGTTGGATTCCCCCGTATGTAAATATATTTAATTAATATTTTACTTATAAAATATTAATTTTTATTATTTATTTGTTTTTTTAATTTTATAAGCCAAATAGGTATATAACAATCATTCCAACTCCATACTCCGTTAGATAACCATATTGTTTTACGTTTCATAGGATTATTTTTAAGACAGTAAACAGAGTTTTGCCATATTTCCCAATGAATAGGACAAACATTTGAAGTTTTATTATATTTATATCCAAAATATTCACCTTCACCGTTCATTTTACAAATACAATTACATGATAAAATATCTAATTCTTGTTTAACATTTTTTATATATTTATATGCTAAACCTTCAAATTCATAAATTAATATCCAAATTTCTTTGGGTAAATAAATTTTTTTCATATATAATATTTTTATTAAATAGTTGCAACAAATTCCCAATGTAATTCTTTACAAATTTTTTTCCAAATTTCATCTTGTTCTATTCTTTTTACGGGATCTTTCAACATAGGAAAAAAAGGTAAAAATGTTTTTTCATCTAATAATTCACACATTTTATAAAGAACATAATAATAATTTAGGAAATTAACTCTATCATCTGGACAGTGTTTTGCATAAGGTTTTTGAATTTCCATAAATAAATTACATAATTTATCTTCTAATTCTGGTGACATAATAGGAGGTCTTATACCTAATTTATCTTTAATAAAAGGTATATGTTCATAATATTTATTATATCCTAATTTTTTTAAAATATCTTTTGCTTTTTTATTTGTCATATGTTTTAGCGTAATTCTTTCTTTTTTTATTTGTTCTTTAATATCAATAATAACTTGTTCAGGAATTTGAGTAGTTTCTTTTGCTTGAAATTGAGCCAAAATTTCACGAAAATGATTAATTCTTTTATAAGCATAAAAACAAACTTCTTTAGGAGGTTCCTTATATGATGGTTTTTCATGTTCAACCAAAAATTGTTTTTGAACACCACATCCATTACATATTACTAATCCTTTATAATCAACTTGTATCCATTCTCCAGAACATTTTTCACATATTTCGTAATTAATCATATAATTATTAATATTTAAGTGTTTTTCATCCAAATTTGTAAGATATTTATCAATATTTGTTGTTTCATTTACTTTATTAATATTTGTTTTTTTATTTGGATTAAAAAATGAATGTAAAATTTTTTTTTTATTTATATCAATACCTTCACTTGTTTTCTTTTTTTTTTCAAAATAATTAAATATAATTTCAGAATTTTCTAATAAATAATCATCTTTTTTAATTTTTAATTTACCTATTTTTTTTTTAATATCTTTTATTTCATCTTTAATATTCAATATTTCTTCAATATTTGTTGTTTTTTTTAATTTTTTTTTTAATAATTTCTTTTTTTTTAACAAATCAGGTATAGTTTTTTCTTGAATAGTTTTAAATTCATTCATTTTTTGATTATGTTTATTATCTAATGTTATTGTTGATTTTTTACTAACTTTAATTTTTTTATTCGCCTTTGGTTTAAAATTAGGCATAATTATATAATTTATATAATTTATTTAATTTTTATTTTTAAATTTAAAATAAATTAAAACATTAATCCGTAATAATTTTAGTATGTTTTTCTTAAAATCATATATATGGATGTAGATATAAATATAGAATCAAATAAACAAATAGATTGTATATTATTGCAAAAAATGATATTAATATACAATGCTTTAGATAAAGGTTGGACTGTCAAAAAAAAGAAAAATGCATATATATTTACTAAAAATCACGAAGGTAAAAAAGAAGTTTTTTTAGACACTTACCTTAAACGCTTTATGATGGACAATTTAGACATTAATAAAATTAAATAATAATATTAAATTAATTAAATTAATTAATTAATTTATCAAAATTTTTTTTTCTTTAGCAATAGTATAACCATGGGTGGTGGATTAATGCAACTCGTAGCTTACGGCGCACAAGACGTCTATCTTACAGGTAACCCTCAGATTACTTTCTGGAAGGTCACCTACCGCAGACACACTAACTTTGCAATGGAATCAATTGAGCAGACTTTCAACGGACAGGCTGATTTCGGTCGCCGTGTCCAGTGCACTGTCTCCAGAAATGGTGACCTTGCCTACAGAACATACCTTCAGGTAACACTCCCTGAAATCAACCAGGCTGATGCCGCTTCCGGTGACGGCAACTATGCCCGCTGGCTTGACTGCCCCGGAGAGCAGATGATTTCAATGGTTGAGGTTGAGATTGGTGGACAGCGCATCGACCGTCAGTATGGTGACTGGATGCACATCTGGAACCAGCTTACACTTACAAGTGAGCAGGAGGCCGGATACCACAAGATGGTTGGACAGACCACTCAGCTTACCTACCTTACCGACCCAGCTTTCGCTGATGTCGCAACTGCTTGCGGTGCCGCCTCTGTCCCTGAGGCTGTCTGCGCCCCTCGCAAGGCTCTCCCTGAGACAACTCTTTACGTTCCTCTTCAGTTCTGGTTCTGCCGCAACCCAGGACTTGCCCTTCCTCTTATTGCCCTCCAATACCACGAGGTCAAGATTAACATCGAGCTCCGTCCTCTAGATGAGTGCCTTTTCGCTGTTAAGGATCTTCAACAGAGCTCTGGCTCCCAGAAGACTACCAACTCTTACGCTAAGTCTCTTGTTGCCGCTTCTCTCTACGTCGATTACGTCTTCCTTGACACCGACGAGCGCAGACGCATGGCACAGAACCCTCACGAGTACCTCATTGAGCAGCTTCAGTTCACTGGCGATGAGTCCATCGGTTCATCTTCCAACAAGATTAAGCTCAACTTCAATCATCCTTGTAAGGAGCTTGTCTGGGTTGTCCAGCCTGATATGCACGTCGCCTACTGTGACTCCTTCATTGGAGGCAAGACTATGCACAAGGCTCTTGGTGCCCAGCCATTCAACTACACCGATGCCATTGACGCTCTCCCCAACTCCGTCCTTGCCTTCGGCTCTCTTGAGCAGACTTCGGATACTATTACCGACGGTCTTTTCAGTGATGTCGCTGTCTATGATATCTCCAATGCACAGGCTAACACACCTGATCCCACTGATGTAGGTGACCGCGGTCATCTTGCTGTTAGCAGTAGTGGTGCCAAGCCCGGCTCCGGTAACGGTGTCTCTGACGCTGGCGTCTTCGTCCTCGCTGAGACTGCCCTTAACATGCACTGCTGGGGTGAGAACCCTGTTGTAACCGCTAAGCTTCAGCTTAACGGACAGGACCGCTTCTCTGAGCGCGAAGGAACCTACTTCGATCTCGTCCAGCCTTACCAGCACCACACACGCAACCCAGACACTGGTATCAATGTCTACTCATTCGCACTTCGCCCTGAGGAGCACCAGCCATCTGGAACTTGCAACTTCTCCCGCATCGACAACGCCACACTTCAGCTTGTCGTCTCCGCCGCCGCTATCGGTGGAACACAGACCGCCAAGGTCCGTGTCTATGCCACTAACTACAATGTCCTTCGTGTCATGAGTGGTATGGGAGGTCTCGCTTACTCCAACTAAGCTTAATATATTTTTCTTACTTATTAAATTATAAAATTTATTTTATAATATTTTATAATTATCATTACATAATGTATATGAAAGATTTCTTTTTATTTGCATTAAATGGGGGTGGATGGGCATTAAAACCCATTTTAGAAAAAGGTGCTGTAGATAATTTAGGTCATTATTATTTCACATTTTTAAGATATTTTATAAGTGGAATTATCGCTATTCCTTTTCTTATACAACATTATTATTTTAATGGTTTCCCAAAAAAATATAAAAAAGATAGTAAGTTATTTTTAAAAGATGTTGTTATTTGGGGAGGTATTGTTAGTGTTATTGCAATGATTGCTATCATGGCTAATTACTACCTTTTAGAAAAATATGATGCTTCTTTTGTCACACCTATTGCAGAATCAGCATTGCTTATATTTAATGCTATATTTTCTGTTGTATTACTTGGTGAAAAAATTACTACTGATATGATGACTGGTGTAGGATTAATCATTGCAGGTATCATGTTTATTTATAGAAAACAAATGAAGCTTTTTTAATTTATTAAACTATTTAAATAAATACCTATAATTTATATTATATTATGCAGATTTTCGTTAAGACACTCACAGGAAAAACTATTACTTTGGATGTTGAACCCTCTGATACTATTGAAAATGTTAAATCCAAGATTCAGGATAAAGAGGGAATTCCACCTGACCAACAACGTCTAATCTTCGCAGGGAAGCAATTAGAAGACGGTAGAACGCTGTCAGATTACAATATCCAGAAAGAAGCTACTCTTCATTTAGTACTTCGCCTACGATAAAGTAAATTGATTTAAAATAATATTTATTACATTAATATATATTATTATGTCCAGTAAATTTACACAAATACTTATTAAGGAAAATTTAAAAAAAATTAATTTAATAAAAAATAAGAAAATATGTAAAAATTGTGAAAAATGTTCCAAAAAAATTAGTTGGACAACAGATAAAAAAAAAAGATTAAATACAAAAAAATTATGGTGTTTTAAAAATGATAATACATAGCATATCCTTGAAATCTTAAATTATATCTATTCTCTGATAATGTATCACTATATTTCATTCCATCACTGTACATTTTATTACTTAAATAATTTATATTATAATATCCTTCCATAAATTTATTGAAATATTTTTCTAAAAATAAACTAAATTCTTTTTTTTCTTCTTCTCTAACACCATCTTTACGTCTTTTTAGTAATTTATTATATTCATTTAATTTTTTTAGTATAAGATTCCATTTTTCTGTATCATAAATATTATTGTTTCTTTTTCTATAATTAAATCTAAATCCACATTTCCAATAAAAACCGATTACATCTTCCATTGATCTTAATTTAAAATAATCATACTTACTTTTTTTACCATAATTAATCCAATAATCAATCATATCCTTTCCGCTTTTTACAATTACATTATCTTTTGTTTTAATTCTTGATGCAATTGTTTTATTTAAACTATTATTACCAATTAAATCACAATAAAAATACTTGTATGCTTTTCCTTTTTTTCTTATTTTATATTTACCATCAAATGATATACAAATTAATCCTCTTAGAGAACCTCTTTTACCATTACATACATCATAATTTAACATTACAACATCTGGTGCTTTATATTCACATTTACCAGTTATATTATTAAAACACCCATATAATACATAATCAACATAATCTTTTGGTATAGGTTTAAACATTTCATAATGACAATTCTGTTTTAATATTGCAGTTTGTGCTTTATTCCATTTGTTTCCCTTTTTTTTTATTAAAAAAAAATTTTCACTTACCCGTTCCATTAGTATTTTTATTATAAATTAAAATTCTAAATATATTTTTATCCAAATAATATATTCATATTTCGTACTTCAGGTTTATTCGTGTCTTTTGTATATAATTTTAAAATTAATTCATTATTTCTAATTCTTAATGTATAATTACTTTGACTACTACTTCTTCCTACTCTTCCAAATGCTTGAATCATTTTTTCTTGTGTCATATTATTTAAATCCTTACTTAAATATCCATGACAAAATTGATAATTAGTTCCATAAATATAATCCGATGACGCAATAATCAAATATAATTTTTGTTCTGATGCTAATTTTTTCATAATATCCATATATTTTTTATCAGGATGTTTTACAAATACACCTATACCCATTAATAATAAAATTTTCCATTCTTTATTAATATTTAAATACATAATTTCTGATACAGTGTTATCATCAATATCGCTTGTAAATACATTGCTTGTGTCTTTATCTTCTGCCCAATATTTAATATGAAATTTACTGTTTGGAATATATTTTTTTGGTAATTCAATTCTATTAATTTTACTTTTTAAATCTGCTACTTTTCTTCTATATTCTTCTTCTGCTTTATAATCTGTAGAAGTTTTTATCTTTGATTTATCTTTATCTAATTGTTCAGAACCTAATTTATCTTTTCTATGTAGCTCATCTTTTTCTACTTTTTCTAATTCTAACATATATCTTTCATTTCTATTCATTACCGTCATTATATTATCCAATTCCTTTATTGGAATATTTGAAACTTTTAAATAAAATAATGCCATTTTTTCTACATCTTCTGTTAAGAATATTGTTGGTCCATCCGTTAATGTATATGCGTCATTTGTTGTAATTTTAATTACAGATTCATACATTTTCTTTCTTTTCTCCTGAAAATAATTATAAATTTCATTATAATTTTTTTTTACTAACAATAATAATCTTAAATAATAAATTTTTAAATTAATTATTGTTATATCTGATACAGATTCAAAATAATTATTAATATTATAATTTTCATTAATATATTTTTTTTTATTTACATAACAAATAAATTTTACCATTTCTTTAACATCAATATGTCTTAAAATAGTTTTATTTTCTTCAATATGTCTTGCACATTTTTTTAAATCTTTATAATTTTCATAAATATAATGCGGCATAACTATGTTTCCATTTGCATCTAAAATTGGAATAGATTTTTTACACTCATAACTTATTATTTCTGATACATTATTTGTTTTAAACTTATTTTTAAAACTTTTTGTCATTGGTAAAATTTCATCCATATTTGGTAAAGTAGCTGATGATAATACTACATTTGGTATCTCATTATTTTGCCAATTTTTTTGTAATATTGTATGAAATTCATGAGTTTCATAATCTAATGTAATTGTTGGTTCATCCCAATACCAAATTATATTTTCCTCCAGATTAAATGCTAACATATAATTCATTGCTGGTAAATATGATTGAATATCTGTAATTATTAATTGCACCTTTTCGCCATTACTGTTATCTACTCTAAAAATTGCACCCGTTCTTCTATTTTTTACATAATCTTTTGCTGCAAAATAATGCAATCTTATATCTCCAGCATCTTTACAACCAAAAGCCACCGCAATAGGAATTTCCATAGATATACAAGCTTTTGCTAATTGTAATCCAATATGTTTTGCTGCACAAGTAAATATTACCTTTTTTCTTTTTGCTAATCCTACTGGAGACATTGTTTTTCCTGTACCTGTTGGAGCTTGATATAATATTAACTTTGAATTTAGTCTTTTACAAGCTGTAAATAACTCTTTTTGATGATGATATAATTTCATATCATTAAATTTAAATACTGTTTCATTTTTTTCAATATAATTTAATGCATTTTTTATTAAATCAACTTTACTTATTTTATCTTTGTAATTTTCAATTATATATTCTGTAAATTTTAAAACATATTTATTTATATCTGATACTGAATTTTTTAATAATTGTGTTAATGTATAATAACTTCGGGGACATAATTTTTTTTTAAAGAATCTTGAAATATTTTGTAATAATATAAATTCATATACATAGTCTTTTAAATCATCTATTTTTTTTGAACTATTTTTTAATCTTATAAGATCTTTTTGCTTTAATTTTTTCATTTTTCTTTCATTTTTAAAAATTTTTTTTACATCAAAGGATAATTTATATTTTTCAATTATCTTATGTATAATTTTTTTGAAATAATTTTCATATAAATACAAATGGAAATTTTCATCACTATCTTCAGTTATTTTCATAAATCCTAATAAACTTTTTGATTCATTAAAAGTTTTATTTACATTATCAAATCCTTTATATATCAAATCTAAAATTTTTTTTTCCTTTACATTTACAGGAATTTCAAGATATTCCCATTCGCTTTTAGTAAGTTTTAGTTGTGATAAATCCATTATTAATATCTATAATTTTATATATTTAATATCATTTCAATTTTAGTAAAATCATATTAAATATTAATAATTAAATATATAAAATATGCATTATATTTATTCAATAGAAGGCAATATTGGCTCAGGAAAATCTACTTTAGTAAAAAAATTAAAAAAAACATTTGATAATATTGATAATATAAAAATTATCTTCTTACAAGAACCTGTTTCAGTATGGGAAAATATAAAAGATAAAAATGGTAAAAATATAATTGAAAAATATTATGAAAATCAAAAAAAATATGCATTCTCTTTTCAAATGATGGCTTATATATCAAGAATACATCAAATAAAGGATGTTTTAAAAAATAATAAAAATGTTATAATTATATCTGAAAGGTCTATATTTACTGATAAAGAAATTTTTGCAAAAATGTTATATGATGATAATAAAATAGAAGAAATAGAATATAATATTTATCTAAAATGGTTTGATGAATTTGTTAAAGATATTCCTATATCAGGTATTATTTATGTAAAAACAAATCCTGAAATATGTGAAAAAAGAGTTGTAAAAAGAAATAGAAAAGGTGAAACAATACCCTTATCTTACTTACAAAATTGTCATACATATCATGAAAATTGGTTGAATAATGAAAATATACCTATATTAACTTTAAATGGTAATCAAGAATTTATTAATGATATACCTGATGGTTGGTTTAATACTATAAAAATTTTTATTAAAAATTTGTCTGTTAATTTATTTAATAATTCAAGTATTGATGATATATTACAAAATGGAATGCCTATTTTTTAATCCAAATCTTTTATTAAATATGTTGTGAACATTGATTTTCCTTTATATTTTAAAATATCTAATTCATTACTTGATGTTGGAAAATCTTCCTTTCCATAAACATCTTGTAATAATAACCATTCAAATAGTCCTCCCGGATAAATATATACATTTATAAAACCCAAATTTAATAATTGTTCATATTTTTTCATTAGATTTGGAGCATTCGCATTTTTATCATATACTATTATATTTACATTAGGCTTATTATTCAAATATTCATTAATTATTTTTTCCTCAATATTAATAGGTATTGTTTTTTTAATCAAACAAGATTGTTCGTCATTTTTTAACGTATTTATTATTAAACAACTATTTGATTGATTAATTGCATATTGCACATCTTCAAAATTAACCTTATTTACTGATTTTGTATTACCCATTTGATATTTTAAATAACTAAATTATCTTTATTAAGTTATTTAAAAAATATTATTAATATCCAAACATATCTGCTGCATGTAAAAATGACCAGTATGGAAAGTTTTCTGTGTCAAAGGCTTTTTTAGTCAAATATAAATCATTATTCATCATAAAAAATTTACCCTCTCTTTCTGCTTGTTCTTTATTACTTGCAATACCTATATAAGATTTCATTGATGAACTTTGAGTAAATTTTAACATATTTCCTTTTTCTAATTCTTCATCTAATGGATCATAACAAAAATCACGACCTGAATGCATTACATTATTACTATCTATACCAGGCAAACTTGTAGGATTTTGTTGGCATTTTAATCCAGAAGCACAATTTGCATCAGAGTCACAATCCCCTTCTCCCTTTTTTAATGGATATTTATTTTTTGGTGTCCAACCATACCATTTAGCTTTTACTCTTTCACCACCTCTTGAAATATGCCTACTTTTAATCAATCTATTCCCAAATCTTGTCCAATTATTTTTCCAATAATCCTTTGATACCTTAATAAAATTCCAAAATGGAAAATATTTTTTCTCATATAATTCTCGAGTTATTAAAAATCTACCAAAATTACCACCATTTACCCAATTAAAATTATTTTTCCAATATGCTTTATCTCCTTCTGCTAATAAACTTTGTAAATTAGGTGCACCATCAAAAGATAATGATTTATCATCACTATTTGTACCAATTAATTTTACACCATTCACACATTTCATTATTAATGAAAAATCTTTCCAACACGGTTTATCAAAAGGTATATTAGGTTTATTTCCAAAACATTTTAAACTTGAATCAACTGTGTTATCAAAATTAGACATATCTGGGTTAATTATACCTGCTCTTGTTTCTCTTTTTAATTTTAATAATTCATTTTTATATTGATCTTGTGACCAACCACCTTTTTGACCTTGTATCCAGGTATTTGTAACATAAGGTGTTGTTCCACTTATATTTTTAGGATTTAATTTTCCTTCTTTATTACAACCTGTTGAATTATATAACTGTTGGGAACATTCGTCAGGTCTTGGACTAAAATTTCTTACTTTATCGCAGGGATTTAATGATGTTCCATAACATTTTTTATGTTCCTCGTTTGCTTTTTTATATATTTTTGATGTCAATGCATCATTACTTAAAGTATACATACTGTTTTGTGTATTTTTATAACCTGTAGAATTCCATCTTGTTTTTTGCACTGGTCCTACATCAGGATTTGAAAATCTTGTTGTGCAACCCGCATTTTGCCATAAATCTTGCAAACATCTATCACTATGAGGACCTGTATTCATATTTTTAGAAACACAAGGAAACATCTGTCCAAATCTTTCACAATCTCCTGGTTCTATTAAAGAACCTTTGAATGGCCATTGATTAGGATCATAACAATAATCTTTATAACCTGCATTCGGTTTTAATTCTTTACCATCTGGTCCAATTACTCTTTTTAAATTACGTCCATCATGACCACATTTTAATGGTTCTCCCGCTTTATTAAAACCACAATCTTCGTCTCTATCACAATCTCCTTCTCCTGTATCTAATGGAGCTCCATAAGGTTTATTTGCCGGTGTCATAATACCATCACTACCCATTTTACCTCTTTTGGGATAACCACCCTTATTTGGTGACCAACCTAAAAATTTCGTTTTTGATGTAGGATATTTCTTATTTTTCCATTCATCTACCCATTTACATGCATCGTCCTCATATTTTGGTATTAATCCTCCATCTGGTCCCTGTTTTGCTGGAATTTGCTTTCCTGTTGCTGGACACCATGCACATTTAACACCATCCTTAGTTCCTCCACCACCACAATTTTGTGGCATACTTGCACATATTTTTTGTTCTTTTTTCTTTTGACAATAATAATCTACTCCTCTACCTTTGCTATCTTTCATATTTGGTCCCAACCATTCCCCGTCTTCTGGCTGACCACTTTTCCATTTTGATGTTATACAAGCATGAACAAAAGGTTTTTTTTCATCACCTGCTGCTATCGTATCTGTACTTACACAATAACCACACTCATTTGTAGCTAATAAAGTACAATCTCCTGATGAATTTATCAATTGACATTGTTGTATATTATTTTGTACTTCATTATTTACCGCTTCTGCTGTTGGATTTTTCTCTTTTAATTTTCCTTCCTTAAATCCTTCTTTCACTAACATTTTCATATCACGTCCATCCGTTCCTTTCATTCTTGGATATAATCTATGTTTCCATAATTGGGCACTTTTAATTACCCTTTCTTTTCTATTTTTTTTTATCTGTTCTATATCTGTCGTTAATGTTTCTATATTATTATATGCATTCACAGAAATATCCTTATATGAACTTATTATTGTAAATATTATTATTACTCCTAATATTATTAATCCTAAATGATAAACTTTCATATATATATTTATTATATATATTAAATTTGTTATTTATTTTGTTATTATTTTCTTCCTAAGTTTCTTAAATTTATTTAACAATAATCCCAACGTTTTTTACTAAGTGTTGTATAACACCATATACCACGTGACTCTCCATCAGGATTTCTACAATAATTATGATTTCCTAAGCCTTTATTTCTGAATGCTCTATTTGTAGGATATCTTGAATGTCTGTGTGGTCTTTGTGATGTCCATTTTTGACAAGGCATTCCTCTTTTTGTCCAATTTACACATCCTCTGTAATCAGACCCTATCTTACCGTCTCTTCCTCTTAATCTCCTTTTTTTCTCATCGCAAGGATTAGGTCTTTTAAAAAGTTTATTTTTCCAAATATCAAATCTTCCTGTTTTTACTGGGTCTTGTCCTGTTCCTAAAATATCTATATAACAATCTACTTTATCATATTTCTTTGATGAACCTGCAGGTGTTTGTATATATTTACACTTTTTTTCTCTTTGACATGTATTTTGACAATCTAATACTGTTTTTTTACCCATATATTTTGTCCCTCCTCTTGCTGTTACACTCATACCTTCTTTATCTGTCATTCTCCAATAACCTACTAAAAATAATGTTGAAAATAAAACTAAAGATTTAAGGAAAAAATCTTCAATATTTTCATTTGAATAATAAAAATACATAACTACGCACAATAATATATAACTTATTATTGTTTCACTGGTAACACTTATTAAATAAATTATACCATATGTTATTAAAACTGCCATTATTCCCTTGATACCATTTTTCTTATAGCCTATCATCATAAAATAAGCAAATGTAATGAATAATATTATTTCAAAAATCATATTTATATTAATATGTTATTTTTTTTATTATCTAAAAATTGCCATAAATCCTAAAAATCCTATAAAAATGTAATACAAAATAAAATCCTTACTTGTTTTTATATAATTTCTTACATAAAAATCACTTAATCCAAAAGTACAAATATAAATTAATACCCAACCAAAATCTTTATAAATTTTATCCATTTAAATTATAAAAAGATAAAATTTAACAATTGTCCCATCTTTTGCGTCTATCTGTTGTATAACACCAAGCATTTGAATGAGGTCTACCAACATATGGATTTCTACAATAATTATGATTTCCTAATCCGTGTCTTCTGGCATGTTTCCACCATTTTCCACAATTTGTTCCCCTCCATCTATGCCAATATGAAGAACCACACCAACCCCATATACTCATCCATCTTGTGCAAGGACGTGTTTTTGAATATCTTCCTGTTACACATTTTCTTGGAATCATATGCACTGAAGAATGATGGGGTTTCCTATTGTCCATCCAATTTTGACAAGTATATCCTCCTTTTGTAAATGTAAGAGGTCCTCTAAATTTAGTTTCTTTGTAACCACCTCCTCTTTTTCCCTTTCCTCTTGCCCAACCAGGAGGTTCAGGTTTCGGGTCATTAATTAAATCTGCATCTGTACAATAATCCCAATCTCTTTTTCCTCGTCCTTCACATCCTGGAACTTTTGTATATCCAGATCGTTCAAAACATTTTAATCCTGGCTTACATTGTTTATCTCCATCACAATCTCCTTGGCACTTACCTAATTTACTTCTTGAACTTTTATGTGATGGGTCATTAACATCTCTAAGATTCATTCCTTCCATTATTTTAAAATTTTCACGAAATGGAGGACCTACTTTATTGTTTTGTAATGGTAATACATCAGGTGGTTTAAAGTTTTTATTTAAGCAGGGTTTCATATTACAAGGCTTTTTTTGTTCTGAAGGACCACATGGTTTTCCATTAAATTGAGGTGGAAATTTAACTGTTCTTGTTCTTTTCGTTTCTCCACCACCACAATCTTTTGGATATGTCGAACATCTACTCCATGCACTCCAACTACTTTGAACACAATCTAATGGTCTTGGATACTTCAATAATATATCTCTTATTATATCTTTACATGTCTTATTACAACTCGATGTATTATCGGAGCAACTTTTCTTTAATTTTAATTTTTTTGTATTTATCCATCCTCCTGAACCTATAATATTTCCTCTATTTAAAGTAGCAAGTCTATTTATTGGTGCAACATCAGGCCAACCAAATACATTCTTTTCTTTTTCTGTTTGTGATTCACGTTTTACTACATTTTTTCCATCAAAATTAGAATATTGATACCACATTACTTTTGCTCTTTTTACTCCACCAATTGTTCCTTCATCTACAGCAATACCCTCATATTTTCTTCCAAGAACATTTGCTATTACTGTATCTCCTTTTTTTATTGGGGGTGGGGGAGGTGGTTCTTTACCATAACATATTTTTGACGTTATTTTACGAGTTTTGTAATCTTCTGCATTTATTGTTAAACTTTCTAAACTTGATAAATTTTTTAAATATGATTCTTTTGTTGCTTTTTTATTTCCCTTTCTATAAGTTATATTACCAGTCTTTGAATCTCTTGTAAATTGTGCTGAATTATATGTATTTACTTCTTCTATATGATTTGCTAAATTTCCACCATTTAATGCTGCATATCCTGTTCCTTCTGTAGTACACCCAACTTCCAAATATTTTTGTTTTAAACATTCGCTATGGGGAATACCATTTTTATCATATAATGTATCACATGGGTCTAAATTACTTTTACCATAACATATTTCGCTGTTTGATTTGGCTACATTATAATCTGAATCTCTTGTTCCCTTTTCGAAATTTTGCACAAGAGCACCTATTTCCGAATAAGATTTTATACCTGCAATTCCATCTGAGCCATACGCTTTACCCATAGCATCAACATATGTATTTACATCTTTATTATCAAGTTTAGCTAATCTTTCAAGACCTGGTGGAGTACATGCATTATTCCATAATTTTTTCAGACAATCTCCAGAATGAGGACCTGAAGCATGATATGGTGTAATACACGGATGTTCCTTTAAAAATGCACCACATTTTTCTTTTGATAATAAATTTCCACTAAATCCTCCTGATGCCGGACAAACATCTGTATCATATTTTGTTACAAGCTTACCATCAATATTTTTCATAGGTAATGCTTTTCCTGTTGTTGGACACCAAGCACATAATTTTTCTGCTTCACCATATAAATCTCCACAGGTTTTTACCGCATCACATATTTCTTTATCTCTTAATTCTGAACATTTACCTGCATCCATTGTCCATTTTCTTGGATTACAATCTACATCTACTGCTGTATTCTTACCATCTAAAGTTGCAAATGAAAATTTCTTTGTTTCTGCACAATAACCACATTTATTATTAGGTTGGTCTAATTGACTACAAGCATCCTCTGCTTGACCTGCATTCATACCATTACATGCTCTTATATCTATGTCATCTGATGTACTTTGGATTTGTTTTTCAACCGGTTTTCCTTTAAAGGTTATATTTCCATCTGTTTTCTTTACTACATCTATCCACTCAACACCGTCTTTTATTTTTTCTTCTCCTGTGACACTTGCCAAAATACCATAATTTCTTGCCTGACTTTTATTTAAATCTATCTCTTCTTCTACTATTTTTTCTTTATTTTCTAATCCTTCCTTATTTATATAATAAATTTTAATTAATACTAATAATATTGCAATTAATCCTAAAATTAATAATTTCATATATACTTTATATATAAAATTAATTTACTTAAAATCCACAACTATTTCAACTTGTTCTTTTTTAATACTTTTTGACGCAGATATTGAAAGTTCTTCTCTTTTTTTTCTTGTCTTAGTTGTTGATTTCTCTTTTCTATTTTTTGCAGTACTATTGCGTTTATTCATATCATTATTAATTTGAATTAAATTCTGTTCTATGTAATTTATAATTTTGTTTTCTAAAGCCCATCTAAAAAAATTTAATTGACCTATTGTTGTTTGTATATAACAATCGTTCTCATAAGGTATAGTTATTCTTTCCCATCTACAAAAAGGATCGAATCTTCTTTTAGAATAAGCTTTTAACTTTAATTTGTAATCAATATACACTTTAAATCTTTTTTCTTCGCCGTTTTTTTGCGTTAAAGGATATACTGTATAATACTTTTTTGAATAGTTTGTAGCAAACCAATCTATCAATCTCAATGATATATTTGATTCACCATTTATAATCGGTAATATTTTTTCCATGTTTCCATCCTTTTTATAAAATTCTAATAATTTACTTAGTAATAACCCGTTCTGTGTTGTTAATTGATGAGTCATATATTGTTATTTCCTCTTTAATCTTTAAATAGTTATTGAATCTTCTGTTTATAATTACTATCTTGAGGTCTTAAAAATTTATCTTGATTATTTATATCTGTTACATAATTGTTATCAAATAAATAAGGATTTATTAATCCCTGAATTATCATATCTCTACTTGCCATTCGTTGATTTGATAACTCTTTCTTATTATTATGCATTTGTTCATGTTTATAAATCAATTCTTCCTCAATATTCTTTTCTCTCATATCTATTATTTCTTTTTTTCTTTCTGTTTTTTCATATTTTTCACTATTTTTTGATTCCCATTTTTTTACTACATATTTGGAAAACTTTACTCTTTTATTCATTTAAATAATATTTATTTTTATTTTTTGAAATAAAGACGCATTTATATAATATTATAGATGGTTTCAATTACTGATTTTGACAAATGTGTTATTTGTCATGAAGATTTAATAGATAATGTTTATGAATTACCAGAATGTGGGCATAAGTTTCATACGAACTGTATAATGCATTGGTTTAGAACTGACCATAATACTTGTCCTTTATGTCAAAATACCGGTATAAATTATAAAATTGCTTTTCAAGAAGCTAATTCCTCGGGATATGCTGAAAAAAGATTATGGGAAAATTATTATAAAGAAGCTGTAAGATATTCGAAAAAAAAAGATGCAGATAAAGAAATTGTTTCAAAAATTAAAGCTTTAAAAAAAACTATTCTCAATGATAAAAATAAAAAAAAAGATTTTAAAATATGGACCGAAACGCTCTCTGATGGTTTAGATACTAATAAACAAATTTATAATAAATATATGAAATTTCAAAGAAATAAATGGAATATTCATAGAAATGTTTGGAGAAGAAAAGTAGCTATTGGATATTTATATTTTCATAAATATAAAAAAAATAAAATTATTATTGCAGAAAAAATTCAATTATCTTAATAAAAATATATATATATGTTTGCAGAATTTAATGATACTTTGTTTCCAGATATTCGTATTAATCTAAAACTGGATAATATAAATGACCAAGCTTTTAATGAATTCACACAAAAATGGGAATCATATGATAAACGAAATACTCCTTATACTTTTATATTTACTTCGGAGGGTAGAGGATTAAAAACAACTAAATATATCAAAAAGATAGTTTTATTTATTAAAAAATTAAAAAAAAGGAAAAAAATACAAAATAATGTTTTTTTATCAAAAAGTATTATGATTTGTAAAACTAATTTTACAAAATATTTACTAAAATGTATTTTTTCTTTACAAAAACCTTTAGCACCCGTATATATTATCGATAATGAAAATTACGTTACAAAATTATGTAATAATATTGCAAAACATCCAAAATTATACGGTTCAAATGTATCTGCGTATTTTCCATAAATTTACATTCAATTATAAAAATAAGTATGAATATTCAATATTACAATGCATTGAGAAAATTCAACGATAATTATGAACAATTTTTTATTGATGGATATAATCCGTATAATAATATATTTTTTACAAGCATTATAACACGATTAAACGCAGTTGATGAATTAGTTAAAGATGATGATAATTTAATTATTGTTAAAAGTGGTGAATGGTTTTATAAAATAAATACAATTCGTTATCAAGAAAAAGCATTTAAAAAATCTATCAAATTTGACTATAAAATGTATAGTATGCCTGATAATGTATACATATGTTTTATTGGAACTATTTTTGTTTAAAATTGATATAAATAATATCTCAAAAATATTATTTATATTATGACGCATAGAATTAATACAGATAATCCAGAAGTAAAAAGAGTTACTATTAATACACGTGTAGCTATATTTGGAAAATGGACTGAATCAAATGGACATGATGCTGATGAATCACAAGAAGTTATTAATTCAATGAAAAAAAAAAATTTAATATATTGGGATGATGAACCGTTATATGATTCTGAAGACGATATCTTATACGACGACCAAGATCCTTTTAATATATCAGAAGATATGCCCTGGGTTGAAGATTGGATGGAAGGTTGTCCGTATCAATATGAATTAGGTATCATTACTGCTGGTTATACATATCATGATAGATTATTTGGTATTAAACACTTTGGAATAGAAAAATTTCAAAGAAAATGGAGAGATTACTGGAAAAAAAAACAAGAAAAAATTATGTTTATGAAATCTATTAAAAATCTTAAACATAGATCAATTTATGGCACGAATCTTTTAAACTGAAACTGTAGAGTATTTTGGAGGCAAACTATTAAATTGTATTAATGGTTGTTCACCATCTGTATCATACTCGAATAAATTTTCACCACCCATATAACCGTGATGATAACAATACACACTTACTTTATCAAAATTACCGCTTACTGTTACTGTTACATCTCCATAATAAAAATCATAAGAATTACCATTTACAGCAAGATAATATAATGATAGATTTTTTTTCATACCACTATGATTACCGCATTGATAATATAAATCTCCTGCGGTTGTGCTGTGATTAGATGGTATAGTTATGGTTATACTATCAGTTGAACCAGATATACCAGAATTACTATCATTATTATCATTTTGAAAAGCGGAGCTCATATATATTTTAAATGGATGACTTGAACTTATGTTATTTGCTTGGAATTTGTAAGTTCTACCTCTCATAAATAAAAATGACCCATTACCTATATTAATTGTATTGTCATCTTTATCTTTAAATTCATAATAATCGCCATTTGATTCATTTGTATTTCCACCACTTACCTTAATAACTATTGGTGAATTTTCATCATTAATTAAACTATAAGAAATTTGTGCTGTTTTTCCATTATTTATTAAAGCTATAGGATGCGCTTTAGGGACATTTTTTAAAGTGTAAGTTCCATTCGCTAATAGATATCTAAGTGATGAATCATACGAACTTCCATTATTAAATACATATTTATTTCCACCTGAATTTACTACATTCACTATACTTGTTGTCAGTAAATCTTCTTTTGGTGGAGGATATTCAAATAAATTTTCACCACCCATATAACCATGATGATAACACCATAAACTTACTTTATTAAAATTACTGCTTACTGTTACTTTTACATCTCCATAATAAAAATCGTAAGAAGCATTATTAGTTGAACCGGTTACAGCAAGATAATATAATGATAGATTTTTTTTCATACCACTATGAACACTGCATTGATAATATAAATCTCCTGCTGTTGTGCTGTGATTAGACGGTATGGTTATAGTTATACTATCGGTTGAACCTGATATACCACCATTATTGCTATTGTTATCATTTTGAAAAGCACCACTCATATAAATTTTAAAGGGATGACTTGAACTTATGTTATTTGCCTGGAATTTGTAAGTTCTACCTCTCATAAATTTAAATGACCCATTACCTATGTTAATTGCATTATCATCTTTATCCTTAAATTCATAATAATCACCATTTGATTCGTTTGTTTGTCCTCCACTTACCTTAATAACTATAGGTGAATTTACATCATTAACTAAACTATAAGAAATTTCGCCTGTTTGTCCATCATTTAATAAAGCTATAGGATGTCCTATAGGGACATTTTTTAAAGTATAAGTACCAACAGGTAAAATATACTTTAAGGAAGATCTATAACTACTTCCATTATTAAATAAATATTTATTTCCACCTGAATTTACTACATTCACAATACTTGTTGTATCTAAAACTTCTTCATTTCCTACCTGAGACCAATCGCTACAAGACATTGTTGCAGAATCAGTTGTTGAAAAAATTAAATTCATTTTTCCATTTTGTCTAATTCGTAATGGAGAAGCTGTGCTATCATAAACAGCTAAAATAAACTGAGTTGATGAACTAATAGTTGATTTAGTTTTATTTATGTCCAAAAGTAATCCTTCTACTTTATTTGTTGCATCATAAAAGTATGATGAAGAACCTGGAACAACATTGTCATTATCATCAACATCCCATGCTTTATTATTAAAATTAAAATTAACAATATTTTCTGTAAATTGACCATAACGATTAGATTTTTTATTTTTTGATGATTTAGCATTATTTCTTGAAAAGAATTTTTCCCCGCTCTGAAATTCACCTGTTACTTTTATTTTTATAGATTTTTTAAGCAAAATATAATTATATTTATAATTACCTAAAGTTGGTTGTTTTAAAACTACATCTATCTTTCTTTTTCCTGGTCCTACATTTAGAACTAAAGGGTTTCCATTTTTTGATTTTTTATACAAAATTTCATTTCCGGTTTTATCCCATTGTTTTAAAGCATTGCTTGCTCCTTTAATTGGATTTGTATTGCAAACACCCATTTCATGTATTTCGACTAAGTAATCTTCTGGTGTCACAAGGAAATCAGCATTTCCTGTCGTTGGTAATATACTATTTATAGCCTTAGACATATATATTTATATTATAAATAAATATATATTAAATACCGGAAATATTAATAGTAAAATTAGAACATTCGCTTGAATCACCTTGAACACATTTTTTCTTATTAAGACTTACATAACTTCTTCTTCTAATTGCTCTCCAAGCACTCGATGGTCTTCCTACACTTCCCATTAATCCTAACATTACTGAACCAGAATTTTCAGGTCTTTGATCGGTTGTGCCCATTGCCGTTCTTGTGCTTGATACTCTTTTTGGAACATATCCACTCATATATATAAAATCAATATTAAAATGTTTTAACTATTCGCATTTGTTTTGTAAATTTAAATTTTTTATCATCTAAAGTTCTTCTTTTTAAATTACATTTTAAACAGCAAATAACTACATTATCTTTATTATGTCCTATAGAGTTATCTAATCTATCCAACGTCCATTGTGTTTCTTCTCTAACATTTTCATATGCTAATAAACAATCATTTTTACAATAATAACATTTTAATTTTGATATTACTAACTTTTCTAAACATTCTTCATATTTTATGATTTTATTTTCATCTAAAATTTTTTTTTTAATATCCTGATTTTTGTATCCATTTAATTTTCTCTCCACTTCTCGTTTTAAGAAATCAATTCCATCATAATATTCTTCCAAAAATAGTTTATTTAAATATTCTATCTGTGAAATTTTATCAAATACCTTTTTATTTACTATATTTTCTGTTATCTTTCTTTTTTTATTTTTTTTATTTGATAAACCATCTATATTTCTTTTTCCATTTATTATTATTTTTTTCATATATTATTTAATCTTATAAAAAATAGTATAGAATTAAATCAAAATATATATATATATGAGTGATGTATGTCAAGAACTACAAAATATAAAATATCAAACTATGCTTTTAAATCATAATTCTAAAATATATGAATCTACTCCTAATACTGAAAATATTGAAATATTTTTAAGAAATGAAAAAGAATCTAATAAAAATAAACCTTGGAGTAAATTAAGTAAAGCAAGTAAATTAAAAAAAATAAGTCAATATGTAATGACATATAGTCAAGAAAAAAAATTAAATGAACAACAAACTAAGGAATTAAAAAGTTATTTATTAAAATGTTTGGAAAGAAAAAAATTACAAAGACAAAAAGATGTTGTCTATGATATTGAAACAAACACAATTAAATCAATTACATCATTGATATTTAATAAAACCACCAATAAATTTACTCTTAAACGCAATGATAAAAAAACTTCTACTCTTAAATCATTAGCACCTAAAAAAATCAAAAAAAAAATCAAAAAGAAAATCAAAAAAAACAAAATTGATACTAATTTAAACAAATAAAACTATATATATTACGAAATGATTACACATTGGAATGATTTACAACAATTGACTGATATTCAACATAAATTAATTGTTCAAGAAAATAGCTATACTGATAAAGATATTGAGGAATTTAAAGAAAGTATATTATATTTTATTGATGATTTTATCAATCAAAATATAAAATTATATAAAGAATATGATTTTGAAACACTACTTTTCGAATCTTTACATCAAACTATTATAGATACTTACAGTCATATATTTGATAATTTAGACACAGAATTTGATTTAGAACATCATATATTTGATGCTATTCAAATATATTTCCATAAAAATAATTCTTTTAGGTCTTATTCCGGAACCTGTATTGTTCAAAAAAATGACAAAAATAAAATTAAAAAATTATTAAAAAAATATGAGAATGTTGAACAACCTGAACAACAAACTAAAGAATGGTTTGAATTTAGAAAACAAGGCTTATCTGCAAGTGACATATGGAAAGCGATTGATACACAATCTGCTAAAAATAATTTAATTTATGGTAAATGTAAAGATATTGATATGAGTAAAAAACAATCTGTTAATATTCATAGTGCTTTTCATAATGGTCATAAGTATGAACCTCTCTCTATAATGCATTACGAATTTGATTTTAATACTGAAGTTGGAGAATTTGGTTGTATCAAACATGAAAAATATAAATTTTTAAGAGCTTCTCCCGATGGTATTAATATTAAAGAAGATAATCCATTATATGGAAGATTAGTTGAAGTTAAAAATCCTATTTCAAGAAAATTAACCGGTACACCCAAAAAAGAATATTGGATTCAAATGCAATTACAAATGGAAGTTTGGGACTTAGATGAATGTGATTTCTTAGAAACTGTTTATAAAGATTATGAAAATGAAGAAGCTTTTAATAATGATGGTGATACATTTACAAGAACTGCTAATGGAAAACGAAAAGGTATTATTATTCAATTCTATTATAATGAAAAACCATATTATGAATATTCTCCTGTAGATATTTCAAAACAAGAATTTGATAAATGGTATGATAATATTATGGAAAAAAATTCACATATGACTTGGGTTACTAACTGTTATTGGTATTTAGAAGATTATTCTTGTGTTCTTGTTCCAAGAAATAAAAAATGGTTTAAAGCTGTTTATCCGGAATTTAAGGAACTTTGGAATACTATTTTAAAAGAAAGAGAAACTGGATTTGAACATAGAAAACCCAAAAAAAGAACAAAAACAAAAAAAAAATTAACACCTAATTCATTAACTAAACTACAAACTGATACTAAAATATTATTTATGGATTCTAATTTAAGTCCTAAAATAGATAAACAACAAAATATTGTTATTAAAGTAAGAACAGAATCAATTGATTTTCCTGATAATTAACCTATTAATGAGCAATAAAATCCTACTCTTCTACAATCAAATCCTGGATTGCAATCTTTTTTTGTTTTACATATATCTTTATTTAATTTGAAATTTGGCGGATTTTCTATTTTTTGCGGGTTTAGTTTTGTTTCTAAATTCATTACCGTAAAATCCTCTTTATATCCCGATATTACAAAAAATACACCTAAAATCATACCCACACTTATTAATATATTTAAAATATTCATTATAAAATAATATTATATTATAATTAATTAACTTAATTATAATATTTCAAACAAACTATTTAAAATATTATAACAATATTATAATACATATTATGCATCAAGAAGATACAGTCACTAAACGTAATGGAACCAAAGAAAGCATATCGTTCGATAAAATTTTAAATAGAATTAAAAGTTTAGGAGATGGTTTAAGTATTAATTTTACTTCATTAGCTAAAAAAATTATTGATAGACTTTATGATGAAATTCCTACAACACTTATTGACGAATTAACTGCACAACAATGCGCTTCATTAGCTACTACACACCCTGATTATGGAATATTAGCAAGTAAAATTTTAATTTCTAATTGTCATAAAAATACAGATGAAAATTTCTTACAAATATGTGAAAAATTATACCAATTTAAAGATATTCATGAAAATCAAAGTTCTATTTTATCTGATAATCAAATTAGACTTATTAGAAAAAATCATACTGAATATGAAAATATGATTGATTATAAAAGAGATTATCTTATTGATTATTTTGGATTTAAAACACTTGAAAGAGCTTACTTATTAAAAATAAATGGTAAAATTATTGAACGACCTCAGCATATGTGGATGAGAGTTGCTATTTGTATTCATAATGGACAAATTGATAAAGTAAGAGAAACCTATGATTTTATGAGTCAAAAATATTTTACTCATGCTACTCCTACTCTTTTTAATGCTGGTACTCCCAGACCACAATTAAGTTCATGTTATTTAATTGCTATGGAAAGTGATAGTATTAGAGGAATTTATAATACTCTGGGAGACTGTGCCGCTATTTCCAAATGGGCTGGAGGTATTGGATTACATATTCATAATATCAGATGCGCTGGCTCTCATATTCGTGGAACAAATGGAACTTCCAATGGTATTGTTCCTATGTTAAGAGTATTTAATAATACTGCAAGATATGTTGATCAAGGGGGCGGAAAAAGAGCCGGTTCATTTGCTATTTATCTTGAACCTTGGCACGGTGATATAGAAGAATTTCTTGAAATGAAGAAAAATCATGGAGATGAAGAAGCCAGAGCAAGAGACCTATTTTACGCTTTATGGATACCTGACCTTTTTATGAAAAGAATTAGTGAAAATGGTGATTGGACTCTTATGTGTCCAGATAAATGTCCTGGACTTAGTGATGTTTATGGTGATGAATTTGATACATTATATCAAAGATATGAAGCTGAAGGTAAAGGAAATAAAACAATGAAAGCCAGAGATTTATGGTTTAAAATTCTTGACAGTCAAATTGAAACAGGAACTCCTTATATGCTTTATAAAGATGCTTGTAATAAAAAATCTAATCAAAAAAATATTGGAACTATTAAATCAAGTAATTTGTGTACTGAAATTATTGAATATAGTGATGATAATGAAACTGCTGTTTGTAATTTAGCTTCTATTGCTCTTAGTAAATTTGTTAAGGATACTCAATCTCCTTTCACAGATGAAATTACTATTTATACTAAAAATGACTGCAAATGGTGTGATTTACTTAAAGCTTTACTTAAACGTAAATCTATCGAATTTAAACAAATTAATATAAATGCAGATGATTTTGACGAATTTAAAAAAACTCATAATGTTGAAACACTTCCAATATTATATCACGGTGATAAACTAATTGGAGGATATTTTGCTACTCTTAATTTACTAAGAAATACATTTGATTATGAATTACTTCATAAAGTAACAAAAGTTGTAACAAATAATCTTAATAATGTTATTGATATTAATTTTTATCCTACTGATAAAACCAAAAGATCTAATATGCGCCATAGACCTATAGGTATTGGTGTTCAAGGACTTGCTGATGCATTGGCTATGATGGATATTCCTTTTCATTCAGATGATGCTAAAAATATTAATAAACTTGTTTTTGAAACTATGTATCATGCTGCTTTAGAAATGAGTATGGAAATAGCTAAGGAAAAAGAACCCTATTCTACCTTTCAAGGTTCTCCTGCCAGTCAAGGTATTTTACAATTTGATATGTGGAATGTTACACCAACTGATAGGTATGATTGGAATCTTCTCAAAAATAATATTAAAACACACGGTATTAGAAATTCTTTATTGCTCGCTCCTATGCCTACCGCTTCTACAAGTCAAATTCTTGGAAATAATGAATGTTTTGAACCTTTTACAAGTAATATTTATGTAAGACGAACTATTGCTGGAGAATTTGTTTGTATTAATAAATTTTTATTAAAAGAGTTAATTGAATTAGGTTTATGGACTGATAGTATTAAAAATCAAATTATAAAACATAGTGGTTCTGTTCAAGATGTTGTAGGAATTCCAAAAGCATTAAAGGAAAAATATAAAATTGTATGGGAAATTCCTATGAAACATATTTTAGAAATGGCGGCTGATAGAGGCGCGTTTATTTGTCAAAGTCAAAGCACCAATCTTTGGATGAAAGAACCTACTTATAATAAATTAACTGCTATGCATTTTTATGCTTGGAAAAAAGGATTGAAAACTGGCATTTATTATTTAAGGACAAAGGCTAAGGCTGCTCCTCAACAATTTACTATTGAGCCTGATAAAAATAATAATTTAGAAGATGATGAAGAAGATTGTTTAATGTGCGGTTCATAATTTATAAACAAATTAATTATTTTATATATATATTTTATATATATGAAAAAAGGCGGAGGACAAGCTTCAACTAAACCCAAAAAACAAAAAAAATCTAATTCAAAAATTTTAAAACCGTTACCTAATCCATCAGCTGAGTCCAAATCTACTATACGTTCGTATTCATCGCTATCATCATTATCCTCATCATCGGACCCTAATTTACCTCCTGGGTTTAGTTTTGAGGAGTATGCTGATTCGATGAGACGAGGGAGATCATCACCTCCAATACCAATACCAATCACTCCTACGGGTCTGGATAGGAGGGCGAGAATTGAAGCTGAAGATAGACGAAGAAGAGAAAGAAGAAAAAGACAATATAATGCAGCAACTAAATTGCAAGCTGTACAGAGGGGAGTAAGAGCACGAAACTTGGCAAAAGGGTTGCCCCGTGATACTAAGAGCCAACGTGTAAAAGATTTATTATATCCATCTCGACCTTTGATACGTCCAGGAACATATGCTGCTGAGGAAAACTTGGATGATATAGATAGGTTTGGTGACTACGGTCATACAAGTAATAAAAAGGGACCAGCAGAATGGGTTGCGCACAAACTAAGACGAAATTCGAGTTGGAGCGAAGGAGGTAAAAGAAGAAAAACTAAACGAAGAAGAAGAAAAACTAAACGACGAAGAAGTAAAACTAAAAGAAGAAGAAAATCAAAACGACGAAGAAAATCAAAACGACGAAGAAAATCTTCTTTTAGTAAAACCAAAAGACGCAAGAAATAATTAATATAGATAATATATATATATTAATTATGGTTGATAGAAGATTAACAAATTGCCCTTTATGTGGTCGACAAAATGCGATATTTATGTATAGAACAGATGTAGGCTCAGGACAAACTATAGCTACATGTAGCTCTTGTAACGGTGTGATAAGAGTAAATCCTCCTGATAGTCCTCCTCTAAGTCCATTTTCTTCTCCTGGTTTTACTAATAGTTCTCCTATGTCTCAGGCAAGAATACTTTCATCTCAGGAATCAAATGATGATCCTGCATTTGAATTAACACAACCTGTTACTAATTCCCAATCCTCTATTCGCTCCGAGCCCTCCTCTCCTGACTCTCGACCATCAAGTAACGAGAGAGCTCTTCGCGGTCCTCCAAGTGTTAGAAGACCAATTAGAGATCAACCACGTGGAATGAGTTTAAATCCCTCCAGCCGCGTATCTGTGCGTCGTGCTAATCGAAGACTTAACCCGCAGGCAATTGCTGCAAGGGAGGCGTTGAATACTTTTGAGGGACGTCGTAACGTTGCACAGACACTCGGGAGCAATCAACGGTTCCTTGATGGTATTGCTCGCGTTGCTGCCGCTAATCCAGTGCCTGAGACAGCAAGAGAAAGAGCTCAACGACTTGCAGACGCTGATGCTGCTGTTGCTTCTGCTGCTGCTGTTCCTCTTCCTTCTTCCTTAGCAAATCCTCCTGCTATGATGCACAAAGTGAGTGAAGCGTTTGAACTGAAAAAAAAAATACAAAAAGCTCAAAGAAATCATCCCTCTCGTCAACCTGCGGCAAAATATCTATTATTTGAATATAATAAAAAAAACAAAACAAATAAACCCAGAAAAGCATATGATGTGTATCTAGGTGACACACCAATAACAGAACTATTAAAGGATAAGGACGAAGACGGTGACCCTCAAGATAATATTATAATACAACGTGATACAGAACCTTATAATGCTGTATCAATCCCAAAAGATTATTTAAAAAATTTACTTACAACTAATAATTATTTTAATCACACTAAATATCAATGCAGTGATACTATTAATGAATCACTTGATATTACTGAGGATGATATTGTATTTGATAAAGAAAATAGAGAAATATATCAATTTATAAATGGTAAGGCATTAAATATTCATGATGGTCTTTTTTTACGTACTCAATTACTTTCTATCTTAAACTCTAAAAAAAAATATTTTTTGTTTCATGTTCATAAAATTAATATAACACCAATTGCATCTGCTGATAAAGTTAGATGGCTTAATCCTCCAAAAAGAATCAAAGGTTGGACAGATATTATTCCAGATTGGAATTCTTATGAACGAAGTATTCCATTAAATGAAGCACATATGGAAGTTGGTGATATGGTTAGTGCTGACCATTGTCAAAAAGGTTTCACTAATTTTCTTATTACTATAGCACCTATGAAAAACTCAAGAACAGCACAATTTTATAGTAATAGAACAAAAACAAAACGTATGGGTGGAAGACGAAAAACTAAAAAAAAGAAAAGTAAAAAAAATAAAAGAAAAAAATCACGAAGAAGAAGAAAACAAAAAGGTGGAAATTATATCAAGTTTGATGATATCGAATTCGGAAAAACATATGATGTTAGATTTAGTAAGGATTTTGTAGATGACACTAATAACCATCCAATGTCAGAAAATATGACTCATGTTAAATTTGAAAAAATGTCTGATCATCAACCTGGTTACTTTAAATTAACATTTCTACATCAAAAAGATGGTGGCAAGGAAGAGCATATATTATATGAAGGAAATGAATATGGTTGGGATGGGATTGTGTATGCAAAACGAAAATCAGGTAATAGAGAAGAACTTAGTGCAGACGCTGGTGGAAGACGAAAAACAAAAAGAAAAAAAAAGAAAAGAAAAAAAAAGAAAGGAAAAAAATCACGTAAAAAAAGATAATTTCCATAAACATCCATATAATATTATTAAAACCTCAACGATATTATATTTTTTACTCTTGAAATTTACTCCCTTAAAATTTTTTTGGAGAGAAATTTACCTTTACCTTTATAAAAAAAATAAAAAAAAATTATAATCATATTCTATATGATTATAACTTTCTATATTGTTTGAAGTTTTCAAAGACCGCATTTTTCATTATAATAATTATAAAATTCCTTATGTTTTGTTTCATTTACAATATCTTCATTATATACCATTTTATAGAAACATCTGAAGCAAGCTAATACATCAATCAGTGAATTGTGCAAATTTGATGGTTCTGTTTTAAATAATTCTTTATGAAGTTCAATTAGTTTTGGAGCTTTTTGATATGTTCCAGAATTAAATTTACTTGGAACTTGAATATTTGTAAATTTTTTTCCATATAACATAGTACAGTATTCAATCTTTCGGTGTCTTCCTAACCAATTAATAGGCTGATTTCTGTGATATTCAGCTTGAATAATTCGATTATCAAAATCTATATTATGTGCCACTAATATTTGACATTTCATCCAATCTCTTGTAAATTCATCCAATACTTTACTTATTTCAACTCCCTCTGTCATCATTTTTTCATTTGTAATTCCATGAATCTTTGTGCATTCTTCGGGGATAGTTACACCCTCTGGTAATTTAATTATATAATCTCTTGTATGTAATTTATCAGTTTTATCATCATATACAAGCCAACTCATTTGACAAATATAAGGATACAAATCACTTTTTGAAGGATGTGCTTTTCTATATTTTGGCAATCCAGTAGTTTCTGTGTCATAGACTATAAATCGCATTTTGCTATTACTTATTAATATAAAAATTTTTTTAAATTCAATTTTTATATTATTTAATGGATTGGAATTTCAAAACTTGGTAGTGTAATCATAATTTTTTGATTTTCGTTATCAATACCATCAAAATTATTTACACTATTACGCATATTATTAAATATATCATCAATAGTATTTCTAACACTTAAAATTAATTTATCGTATGGATTATTAAATGCCCTTATTGTAAAATTAAACCCATCTTTTTCTTTTAATTCTTCAGCACATTGATTCATTAATTGCCATGGTAAATTAAAATAAGAATATCTTGATACATATGGAGGAACATCATATAAAGTTGGAAATGGATTTTTTAAACCATTCATATCTTTTTCTATTGTTTGACTGGAAATTTCTTTTTCAACTTTAAGTATTACAAAGAATGCAGATTTATTTTTAATATAAATTTTATTAAACCAATTTGATTGTATAAATTGTCCAAGAATTATATTTTTATTTTTATCTTTTAAAAGAATAAATCTTCTTGGTTGAACGTACCAAATTTTTTCTTCATTTGAATAATATCCAAATAAATATTTATACCCATTATCTTCCATATTCATATTATTATAATTAAATATATTGTATTTAATACAATATTCAATTTTTATAATGTTAGTATTAAGGAATAAGCTGCTATTATATGAAAAATAAGATGTAAAATATCAGTATAATAATAAGGTAAATTTGTATATTTTACACACAATACTTCAATAATATAAATTAGAAGACCTATTATTGCATATTTTAAAGTAAATGGATAATAATAAAGACCATGTAATGTAATTATAAAATTTGTAAATAAATCATAATATTTTAAAAAATTAACAAAAGGTAAATTTTTTTGATTACCTATATTACTCACATCTAATGAATGATATATTAATCCATTTATAAAAATTAACATCGCTCTTTTTGATTTATAAAATATTAATGGTCCAAAAAAATGTAATATACCTATTAAAGGTATTACTTTCATAAATTTTATATCTGTTTTATATTTAAGTTATTATTTTACAGTGTTAATGATAGAGCATATGCTAATGTAGCATGTACAAAAAGATGAAAAATATCTGTATGATAATAAGGTAAGTTTGTATATTTTACACATATTACTTCTAATATGTAGAATAAAGTACCTAATATTGCATATTTTAAAGTAAATGGATAATAGTAAATTGTATATAATGTCATACTCATATTTGAAAAAATATCATAATATTTCAAAAAATTAACAAAACTTGTATTTATTTGATTCTTTATATCACTCACATCTAATGAATGATATATTAATCCATTTATAAAAATTAACATCGCTCTTTTTGATTTATAAAATATTAATGGTCCAAAAAAATGTAATATACCTATTAAAGGTATTACTTTCATAAATTTTATATGTTTTTATATTTATATTAATTATCTTATTTATTTTCTTTATTTTCTTGTAATTTTTCATATTCAGTTATTCTTTCTTTTAAATATAAGCCAAAAAAAACAATACCTGTACCACCTGCAATCCCTCTCCACAATGGTCTATTATTTTGATTTCTTAAAAAAATTACTTCAGAAGAACCCCAAATTGCCCCCGCACCCCCTAAAACATTTGAAATGAATTTTTGTCCGGATTCTAAAAGAAAATCATTTTTCATTTTAATTTAATTATATTTTATTTTCAAATTATTTAAAATTTTCATTTATTTTGGATGTTGCACAAATACCAAACGATTTTCTATGCCAAGGGCTTATACCATATTTCTTTATTCCCTCCATATGTCTTTTGGAACCATATCCTTTATTTGATTTAATATCATAATATTCATCTAATAATGGATATTTTTCACACATTTCTTCTATGTATTTATCTCTTGATACTTTTGCCAATATAGATGCAGCAGCTATAGGAGTATATTTATTATCCCCCTTTACAACTGTTGTATATGATATATAGTCATCATCATTATACATACAAGGTTTAAAATAATTACCATCTACTAATAAATGGTCTGGTTTAACTAATAATTTATTTACTGCTTCGTGCATAGCTGTATAATTTGCTGCAAATATATTGTGTTTATCAATATATTTTTCATCCTTATATTCTACTACCCAATCTATCGCATTTTCTTTAATATAATCAAAGGCATATAATCTTTTACTTTCACTTAATTTTTTACTATCTCTCATTAATGAATGTTCATAACTGTCATCTTGGGGAATTATTACTGCCGCAACATATACTCTACCAAACATAGGACCTCTCCCAGCTTCATCTAATCCTACTTCTAATTGTCCTTCATTCATATAATTCTGCATTTATATGTATTAATCATAAACTATATTTTAAATCAATTTAAAAATGTAAATAGTATAATACTTATATTTATGTATCTTTGGATAGTTATAGTTGGAGGAGCTTTTGCTTTTTTTGCTTCTGGGGGTATTGGTGCAAACGATGCAGCTAATGCCTTTGCAACTTCAGTAGGTTCTAAGGCATTAACTATAAAACAAGCTGTTGTTTTAGCTGCTATTTTTGAAACGGGGGGAGCAGTTTTAATGGGAAGTCATGTTACAAACACAATTAGAAAAGGTATCGCTGATTATCAGTGTTTTGAAGATGACCCTTATTTACTTATGTATGGATGTTTATGGGTTATATTTTCGGTAGGCTGTTGGTTATTTTTAGCCAGTTATTTAGAAATGCCTGTATCAACAACTCATTCCTGTGTTGGAGGAATGATTGGAATGGCTATGGTTCTAAAAGGAAATGATTGTGTTATTTGGTATAAATCTGTTGAAACTTTCCCATATGTTGGAGGAGTAGGGGGCATTGTTATGTCTTGGTTTTTATCTCCTATATTTTCTGGTGCAATTGCTATGGTTTTATTTGCTGTTACACGAGCATCAGTGCTAAGAAAAGATTTTAAGTCAAATAGAATCAACTTTGCATATCCTATTTTGATTGGTTCTACTATGACAATTAATGCTTTTTTTATTATTTATAAAGGTGCTAAGGGGTTAGGATTAGATAAAACTCCGTTGGCTGTAGCTTTTGGTGCCGCATTTGGTATTGGAGGTCTTAGTGCATTGATTACTATACCAATTGTTCCAAAATTAAAAAAGTATGTTGAAGATAAATTTGGCGATAATCACAAAATTACAAATATAGAAATGGAAAATAAATTAGAAACTAATCAAATTGAATTTAACATTAAGGGAGAACATGAATTACAAAGAGTCACAGATATACATAATAATGCTGAAAAATTTGATAATAGAACAGAAGGAACATTCAAATATTTACAAATTTTTACTGCCATTTGTGATGCTTTTAGTCATGGTGCTAATGATGTTGCTAATGCGATAGGACCTTTTGTTACAATTTACACAATCTATAACTCAGGAGGTGTATTAGATAAAAAAGCCGATATGGGACAAGATGCTTATTGGATTTTAGCCCTTGGTGGTGTTGGAATTGCTTCTGGACTTTTTATTTATGGTAAAAAAATTACATATGCTATTGGTGAAAAATTAGTTAAAATTACTCCCTCCAGAGGAGTTGCAATTGAATTAAGTTCCGCATTAGTTATTATTACTGGAAGTAGATTAAAAATTCCACTTTCTACAACACACTGTCAAGTCGGTGCTACAGTTGGGGTAGGATTATTAGAAGATAGAAATTGTTCTGGTATCAATTGTAAAGTATTTGGTAAAACCGCATTGGGATGGATTATCACTTGTGTCATTGTTGGATTAACAGCTGCAGTTTTAGTTGCTCAAGGTGCTTATGCACCAACTGTTTATAATCCAATTTGTGATATTACTAATACAACGATGTAGATTCATCTTCTTCCATAATTGTTGATAATTTAGATTCTACCATTGTTAGTCTTATATTTGAAAGTTCTGTTTCATAATTTATATCTCGTACTGTATTATATTCTTTTTTAATTCTTTTTATTTTCCTCTTTTTTTTTATATATTCATCTTCACATATTTTGTATGCTATTAAAGAACTATAGCAGCAATAAAATGCACCTAAACAATAACAACAATACTTTGCCATAATATATTATAAAGTTAATATATTATGCTATTTATGCGAGTGAACCAACACACATTGAGTAATATAATCTATTTATGAAATATAACATCAATGGCTGGGTAATAAGTATAACACAATCCGTTAATTTTAATCCTTTCTTTTTACTAAAACATTTCATAAGAACAGTTACTGTTGTTATTACAAATATAACAAAGAAAAAGATTGATAACACATAAAAATAATCACAATATTGAGCTCCTAAAGGTTCAAAAAGACTTTTGATGTCCATATACAATTTAAATAGAAAAAAATTAAGCCTTGTTGATTACTTCACCCTTTGAATTTCTCACTGGATTTGATACACATTCGCATACTGATGGTTCTCCATTATTACCTGATACTGTTTTTGTATTGACATTTGTTACTGCTCTTCTTGCTATTGCTCTACGTGCAAATGCATTTGTTGAACCTACACTTGTTTGTGGCAATGCTGTTGGAAATCCCTTACCCTGTCCATACACATAAGAACCACTACCATATGCATTTTTCAACATTAAAAAATTATTGCTTATTATTCTTCTTGCTTTTTGGGAACCTCCAGAATTTGCATTATGTCTAACTGTTGGACCAGCGTTTTCAACTCCCTTTGCTGAATTTATTGCGGATGCTTGTGAATTACTTACAGATGATGGTAAGGATGAAAAACGATTATATCCTGTTCTACCTCCACCTACTCTTCCATGTGTTAAAGATCTATATGGCATTTATAATTTATTAAGATAAAAATTTTTTCATAACTTAATTTATATAACTATGAAATTTAAATTAACAAAACTTAGATTATTTTTAATTATTATTACCGCTATTGTTTTATCAACTTTAGGATTTACTCTTAAAGAGCATTTTGTTGGAACAGCTGATGATGCTATGGATAATGCAAAAGAAACAAGAGCAGGACCCGGAAGACTTGCAAGTTTAGCAGAAGGTAGTAACTACGATCCATTTTCAAATGCACCTGGTCACGGAGTTATGACTAATAATAGAGTTGATCCATTTCTTGATAATGATTACAGTAAAACTATTGCAGGACTTGAAGAAGATGTTGTAAGAGATAGAGATTCAAGACGCAGAGATGCTGCTGCTGCAAAAGCCGCAGGTATTGACCTTTCAAAATATATCTTAAAATCTGAAATTGTACCTCCCGTCTGTCCTAAATGTCCAGATTCAAGAAGTTGTCCAAGACAAAAACCTTGCCCACCTTGTCCCCCTCCAGGAAGATGTCCTGAACCCGCTTTTGAATGCAAGAAAGTCCCAAGTCATAACGCTATGAATGTTAATGGTACAGGACCAGGAGGAACTGGTGAAGTAGATAGTGGATTTGATAACGGAACTGGTAATGCTACAGGAGATGGTTATGGTGGTCCAGGTAATCCTTCAAGTGAATTACCTATGCCCCAATTAAATAGTTTTGCAAAATTTAATTAAACTTTAGTAATAAGTATATTTATTTATAAATAAATATTTAAATATATTATATGTTTGGTAGAATGTCACTTTTTCAAAGGAGGACAAATCCCCCTGCCCTTAGGGAAGTTAATTTAAAAAAAGAACAAGAGATACTTGAGAAAGCAGCAGCAGAAAAAGCCGCGGCCGAAAAAGCCGCAGCCGAAAAAGCCGCAGCCGAAAAAGCCGC